TCATTCTTTAAATTTCAAAAAGTCATACATTCTTATCAATTTTTTAATGCCTGAACTAAGATTGCTTTTCCTTAGTATGTGCGGATCTTCAGTTAACCTTTCCCTACAATATTCACCCAATCTCTCGACCTCTATTTGTTTTGGTGTCAGCATCTGTATATATCTTACTTGAGCACCCAGATTGCTACGAGTTTTACGAATGATTTCATCTATTGATGTATAAATCATTCCTTTTCGGTGCTTCCTAATAGTTTCATTTTCTAATTTTTTGAAACTGAAATTCTTAAACCTTTCAAACTCTATCGGGAGATCTGGCGAGTAATTATTGATATATTTAAACACTGGCAAACTTCCACTTGTACGTTTTAATAGCTCTGGTAAAGACTCGTTAATTAACAATTCCTTGTTGAATTTACCTTCATCGAAGAGAATATCTTTGAAAACTTCTTCGGAAGAAATGCTTTTGTATCCTCTTTTTCCGAGTTCAAAGATACCAAATCCAATTAATATTTCAACATCACCTTCCATTAATCTATCATCTGTTGAAGCTAACACTCTTATTTTTTCATGACCGTCCTCTGTTAAGGCCAACTCATAAATATTTTTTCTTACTTTTCTATAGAAGCTTGTTGAGTACTTGGCTTTGTTACTTACCAACACATTTAATAAAGAAACGTAAGAATCTGTTACAATTTTCGTCATGCTTACAGTCTTTCCATTAGTAAATGACCGACTGTATGGAAACACTTCAGTTGTTTCGTGTCCTTTCTTCCATTCAACAAAAATAAGCCTATCACGCAACTTATTTAAATTTTCATCACTTAGACAATCAACAATAGATTTGAGTATAGCTTGTACATTTTCATCATCCAGTGAATATCCTAAGAATATAATAGGATGCTCCACAAAAATAGTCATTAATTTTGCAGCCAAATAAGCATTTCTCTTGTCAAAATTTTCGTAATCGCGTGAATTTATTACCACAGAGTTGGGTTGCGTTGAACACCCATGCACTTTGTAAATTTCATTAACCCCATATGTAGGAGAAAATATTAGCTGTTCTTGCCCTACATATACCTCGTACTCCGGAAATATGTGTTCCATTAGACAATCATAATTAGTTGTTAGCACTCCCGCTATGGAATTTACTCCTACTTCCCCTAAAAGTGCGATTTCATCCTGATATTCCTGAGCGATTGTCGCCATGTCAATCGTTCTGAAATAATCAGCTAATTCTAATTTAAATGGAGTTACCCCACTACGAACTTCTTCTCGAAATTTATCCCTTCGTTCTGAAAAATCTTGACTATCAAACCAAAGAGTATTGAAATCATTCTCAATGTAATCCGCCATTTTAGTCATTAAATTATTTGTAGTCTGTGGAATATCTCTTTCCAAAAGGGCCTGTCGAGCTCTATTTTCATACTTTTCATAGGCGAAATCACTCGAATCAACAATACGTGCAAAGCGATCAAGTATACCTGGCCAACTTTCCGTCGATATGTATCTTTTAGAAACACCAGAACCAATGAATAAGAAAGGCAATGATTGTGATTCCTTTAATAAATCCTCAATTTGTTTGATATCTGCCAAATTATCCACCTGCTTATCATTAGAAATAAAAATAGACCTGCAAGCCGAAGCCAGCAGGTCTCATTTTACCGATACTCTCGGATTGCACAACGATGCTTTCGTATGTGTTGGTATGATTATAGTTCATATGGTTCATTTTGTAAATAATACAGAAATATATACATGGGTATAAAAGACTACTGATAACTCCGTTTCCCTCGAATTACTTGGATCAGTGGTTCGAAACTTGATGCTGGTTGTTTGTTATCAGGTGGATGCATAACTAAAAAATTACCATTCACAGGTGATATGATCATCCTAATTCTATAATCAAATCCAAGATTAGACAAATTCATTATTATAACGTTCTTGCGTTCACGACCTTGCATATGAGATAATAGGGTTGACAAACGAAAAAACAGAACACACATTCTTGTTTTTGTTTAGGAGGAGACGCCATGCTCAATTCCAGCTACCGTCACAGAGCGGTTAGTGGATGGCTCAAAGAGAATCATCCCATTCAATTCAATTCAGATCTGAAGCTACAGAAATTTCTATTTTTCTACGAGGCACAATGTGAAACTGAAGATGGAAGTGCCCATTTCAATTCCCTTAAAGGATATAAAAATGGTCCTGTTTTTAGTGATGTTTTTGGCGATTTTAAATATGATTATCATGAATTCGATGAAAATGTTACCAGGTTATTTCATGATTGCCCTGAACATGTTGATATTCCGAAGGCCAAACTCGCAAGTTTTTTAGTGCGGACAATGACAGAAGATGAATTGTCCATCTTAACTCACGAGTTTAACATCTGGAAAGCGAAAGAACATAGAATTCTTCAAAACGAGAAGAATGTCCCTCTTTCGAGAAACGACTTCAATGAAAACGATAAGTCTTTAATAAATTCATTTTGCGAATCTTATACAGAAGAATTTATTGATTCAATTGTCGTTTTGGAAGTGTTAGGAAAAAGTTTTGTGATCGAAAAATCAGATTACTCCATCCTTTCAGATGATCAAAGACTAGTATTCCTACAGCTTGCCCAACAAGAAGAACTCGTTAATCCTGTCTACATTACTATATCTGAAGATGGAGTGATATTGGTTGATTAGAAAGACAGATGTTGTGACCATGAGAGTTCCCTTTCCAACGATCAGTGATGAATTGGCGGTGAACTCTCATATGTACATATGCATTCAGGAAGGCAGAGAGAAACAGTTTATTAAGTGTCAAACATATAAACCCCTACATATGATTGCTAACAAACCCCCGTTTCACTTCTTGAAAGAAATGCCTAACATAAGCAGGAATCCATTCAAGAACGTCACTACTATTGATTGTGATAAGGCATTTTGTATTAATGATGTGATTATTGATTCTGAACTTCTGGCAAAAAAGAGAAAAGATGTGTGTGATGAGTTATATAGAGATGTCACAAAAAAAACAGATCATCTTCATTTCCAACATAATACCGTTTCATCGAGCGAACTAATAAGTTTAAATAAACTCATTAAGAAATCGAGTTAAATTAAACAGACCCTACAGCCCCTAAATAAAGGGGCTGTTTTCTTAAATTTACGAAAGTTTTTTGTTTAAAAGGTCTGTTCGATACAGCACCGTGAGTAAACTATAAAAATCATAGCTGCGGCCTGCTGTGGTATCGACAATTCCAGCCTTTTTAGCAGCTACACATGCATCCTTTGCCCAGGCTGGGATCTCCGACATGGAATTTTGCTGCTCCAGTTTTTTGATAGCGGCAGCCTGTTGCTTCACTGTCTCCTGCAGTGCCTCGAATTGCTTGCGTTCATCTGCTGTCATTGGTTCTTCATCCTCCTCTGGCTTGTTAGCCGCATAGTAGTTAATCAGATATTGAGTGGGCTCGACCACTCCCGCCTCCGTGGCAGTGTACCCGTATTGAGGCGTAGACTTCTTTCGGATCTCGTAATGCAGATGGGGCCCAGTGGACTTGCCCGTACTACCCTGGCGGCCGATAACCTGCTCCTGAGTGACCTGCTGACCTACCTTGACGGCAGCACTGGACAGGTGGGCGTATACGTGTAAGTAGCCCTTGTCATCCTGGATGGCAACCACGTTGCCCATATTTCCGAATCCAGAACCAGTGACCCCCATTTTGGCATGCAGGACCTTGCCTGCCGTGAACGCCTTAATCTCGCCGTTAGCCGGTGAAATGACCAAATCTACCCCTCTGTGAAACCTTTTGACCTTATCGACTGGGTGTATCCTTGGTCCGAATGGGCTTGTCAGCCGGTAGCCTTCGAATGGATTGCTCATGCTACTTTGTCATCTCCTTTTCGGGACTCTGCCCGTTGAATTTTTTTATCTAACTCGGACTTGACCCACCCGATGATGGTATTGAGCACGGGTATCGGTAGCCAGTCCCCCCAGCCAGCTCGGATAGAGTTGGCAACCATACTCTGTAGCACATGGTACAGTGTACCGAGCACTAGAATGCCAAAGATGATCCCTGGTAGGTGAAATACCATATCCAGCAAATGTCCACCAGCTGGGAGCAGTAGCATGAAAAAGGTTCGCGCCACACCTTCCAGCCCGTATCGGCTGCCGTACGTATCATCTTTTTTAGCGGCAGAGATACCCGACATCCAATCCATAATGATAAAAAACGCGAGCGTTGTCATGATAGTCAGAACCGCTTCACCCTGTCCGTAAAAAAATTCAAAAACCGGAACCACTACAGCTCCGGTCGATGCAATGAAAACCTTCCACTTATCCACGTTACTTCCCCCTAAATTTAGATAACCCTCTGACCACTCCAGAGGGCATAAAAAATACGCCTATTCGGCGTTTGCTGATAACAATTCTTGCACTTGATCCCGCCATTTCAGCGGCACGTCCTCAATGGCCTTCAACTTAACCGTAATCAGATCGTAGTAGATTTTAGCCATTAGTTACTTCACCTCCAGTCCCTGCAATCAACTCAGCCAGTTCCGTCAAAGCGAGCTGCGTCTCCGTCTTATCCTTTTGGTTCATCTCGGCCAACTCAGCTATCGCTAGCTTCAATTCCATGTTTTCCAGTTCAAGTTGCTCCACCTTTGATTCCGGGAACGATTCGTAGTCATAATAGAGTTCTCGCTCCGGGAGCCTGATCATCAATCTACCTTGCATGCCTTTCGGTGGATCTGCAACGGGAATTTCCGAAGCATCAATATAGAAACTGAGCTCTTCCAACTGTTCATCTGTTGGTCGCTCAATAATCTTGGTTACCTTGCACCGATCTTTGTCTATCTCCTCATACACAATGTACTTGTCCAAATCCTCAGCCTCCTAGTATGTGAACACTCCATTAACACCAACCCTATCCGTACCTCCTGAAGGACCAGGAGCAAACAATCTGCCCCGAAGTATAATGGGGCCGTTAATGTTGAAGTTACTCGGTATTGGGGCCGTCGTATAGTTTTCATATCTTATGTGCCCACCAGGTCCATCAAATATGAACCCGTATCGCACCACACTTCCATTTTCTCCTGTCTTAAAAAGAATTGATGCAACGACCCCGGCGTTGTCTACCATCTCTATATAAGTTTCAAGTCTAGTAGAAGTATTTGCACCATTTCCTTGTACAGAACATGATACAGCTCCAATAAAAGATATTCGTTGAGAACCTGCGGGAAATGTGAAAAAATCTTTTGTAAATGTCTTGTCAGTTGATACTGATCCTCCCCCTAAAAACGCCGCCTGATCTGCCACATCTGCACGTCTCGGATATGACACGATGGCACGGATAGCTGCTGCCAGTGTAACGAAGGGATCGCTGCCTTGAGCTGGTTGATTTTTGTCCCTAATGGCGGCAGCGAGAAGGTTTTTGCCATCAGAGACTTGCGTAAAAGCCTCGTTTGCTCGATCGTATGCGGCTTTAACCGCACTCGGAGTAGCCGCCTGGTCCGTTGCTGTACTACTCGTAGAATTATTGAGCTGCACAATACCCCGGGCTTGTGTAGTCGCGCTGGGAAGATCGGATGGACTATGAGTGTGAACCTTGGTAGCTGCATAGGTTTCAACATATTGTTTGGTGATGTGGAGATCAGCATTATTTGCGTGATCAGCAAGCTTTGCCGCAGATCCACTAACAGTCTCCCACTCGTACCACGGACTCGGCACGGTTGGATTTATAATGGTGCGCGGCTGATAGAAAAATCTGGCGTGAGCGCCAGTTGTATAAGATGTGTATAAAAAAGTCCTGACAATCACATTGGTTACTGTGTCAGGCCGCCCCACAGTGACTACTACGGATCTACCGATGGTCAGATCTCTTATTGGTTCGCCCGCAAGCTTCTGACCATCAGGAATCTGAATGAAGTATTTACCCGGTTTTAAATTCTCCAGGTTATAATTAATTGTTGCTGGATCAATAACGGTCATCCTCTTGTCATCTTTTAGCTCGTCCAACTCTTTGTCATTTGCATAAAGTGTTGCAATAGGGACGTTCAGCACATCGGCATGACCCTGATCCGTAGTGACGAATTTACGCGGTTCTTGAATGGCCATCGAATCGTTGCCTCCTCAATAAATGTCATCAATTTCAAATATAAATTCCATGTCCGCATCCTTGACTTTATTGGTCATTGTGCGGATCGCGGTGAATTTACCAGCCGAATCCACGAGGGCCAATTCATTAATCGTCGCCCCTGCCAGCTCGTTCTCAGCCAAAGAGCAGGTGTACCGGATCGTAGCCGGACCTATGAATTCATAGCTGGATATGTCTTTCACCAGCAGCTCTGCCTTCAACGTTTGTTCGGTTCCGTCCAATGGAAGCGGCTGGCCGGATACGTCAACTCCCCCACTGCCAAATGCCATCTTAACTACCTTCGTCAGCGAAGTCCCTTCTGCCCTGGCGCGAGCCATCTGCTCACGGGCATATGTCGTCGTTACCGTTAATACTTGATTTGCCATATGTGACCTCCTATACCTCCAAAATAGTTTCCAGAGAATTTAGTAATCGGCTACCGTCGAGCTGCACACTGCCATCCAGCACCCAATAATTTTGCCTAGCCTTGACTACACTAGTCTGCTCATTGCGCACCCTGTGCGGCGTCCTGATCTCCAGTCGATGCCGATTGCGTTGTCTCTCGCCTGTCCACCCAGACAATGAAGGAATCCCATTTAATACTTCCACACCATCCAGGTACCAAGGTCGACCACCGAAGAAGCTCACTCGGGAGCGAAAGTGAATTCGATACTTCTGATTGAATGTGTGCTCGATAGACACAGGCACATGTACCGAAACAGTAAAAGCAATCCCCCCGCCTTTATTCTCAAGCAGGATGCTCCTCATCTCGGCCAATGCCGTGGCACTCCCGGTGTACTTGACGTCGAGCCTTACTCCTATGACCGCAGGGGCCTTGTCGTATACCTGCACGCCGCCAGACTCGCCTAGTTGATAAGCCAGTAATTCCTGCAGCGCCACATTATTAGTCTTGGGATTCAACACCCACATGGTAAAGCGTCGGCGAAAAGATTCAACCAGTTCGCCCGGACGGCTCTGCATGCCGAAAAAGCTGCCCCAGTAATTGAGCCAACGTCCTGTTGCCATATTGCGGTCCAACTGCAGCAATGCCAGGTCTGTGTCCGCCTCCGCTTTACGCAACGCTCGATATAAGGGGTACATACGCCTCCAAACATTGCTTGTGAAGGCATTCAATGTCGAATCCAATGGAATATTGGTTACCTCAATTAGCGCCAGCGGTACAGCGTCCATCCTGAGTATTTCCGGCGCCAACTCGGCCAAGTACCCCATGTTACGAATCGCAGACACTAGCTCCTCGGAATTCACTCCCTGCAGATCGACAAGTTCCTTGTCCGGCAGCTCTGGGCGATAGGGGGTGCTATGAAAGTACAGGGTTCCTTCGTCCACTGTTACCATACTGTGCAACCCGGCCCCCCGCCCAAGCACTAGATATGGGACCTCTTTCGTCTGAGTATTCCAGCCGTCCCCCAAGTTATCCAGCAGCTTTTTAAGAATTCTCATGAGTTCGCCTCCCGATAAATGATCGGGAACTGCGGGACAAGCTTCTCGGTTTTTCCTGCTGTCGGATTAGTGTCAGACCAGGTTGTGCCATCGTCTATGGATAAATCCAGCTTTACATCATAAATGCCCGATAAGAGCTTTATACGAGTTTCCAGTTCAGTCTGAACCAGTTCCTGACCTTGCTTGACGGCAGAGAAGAAGTCGCGTATTTCTCGCTCAATGTCCCCCTGAATCAGATCAAGGGATGATCCAGCGTTGAATGTTAACGTCAGGCGGATGCTCACGGGCTTCATCGTAACCGAAAACAAATTAACCTGTATCCCAGCAGACTTGTATCCGTATATAGGCTTGCCGTCCTCATAATACCCTGTCAATGTTTTTTGAGTGGCCACGAATAACTCAGGAGAAGCTGTGCCTACCCCGTTCCAAATATACAGATCGACCTCGCCTTTTCGTGCAGGCAAATCCTCAAATGCTTGACAATCAACTACACGCTCTATTGCTGCCCCGGTTACGTCCGTAAGCTGGACTGTGGTAGCTCCGTATTCAATGCTCTGAAGGGTCCCACGGGATAAAGACGCGATGAATTTTTTGAAACGGGTCTTCTGTTCATCATCCGTTTCCTCTTCTCGCCCATTGGCCAGAGCTGCAGCATTGGTTACCGTGTCGATCCCAGTCGGCTTAGCTACAAAGTCAGTAATGGTCTGAGCTTCTGTATTGCCGTCCAGTCCAGGAGTAAGACAAATTACAGGCACATCTACTCTCGTTCCCCCGGTAACCATAACTGCGTCTGCCGTGGTGCGGAAGGTGATCGGTGCGCGGGAAGATGTGGCCTGTGTCTTGATTAGGGTTCCCACTGGTATTAGATAATTAGTGTCTGCTGGAGTGATACGTTCAAACGTAACCGTGCCCGTGGCATATAGAGGCGGAAGCTTTGAAAAACCGAAGGCTGAGTAAATGCTTTGTCCGATCGTACTCCGAATGGCCCGCCAAGTTTTGTCGTAATATTCCTCTAATTCCTTTGCCGCAGCTTCCAACATTGTTCGGGCACGGGAACCGACCGTAAAATCTGTTATTTTTTGTGACACTCCACGCGACCAATCCACCATATCCTGTACGATGTTTTCCATTGTTTTGCGTTCAAAGGCCAAAGGTATCACTCCTTTCTATGCAGTGATGGTTACCCCGGTTTGGTCAACTTCTATTCCCATGCTTACTTCTTCGCCAGCAGTGGTAATCGTCAGCGAAATATAAAAAGATGTCCGCTGCACCGTCACATTCTTAACTGCTACATCTTCTATTCGTTCCTCATACGCTAGTGTCTCGTGAATGTCCAATTCAACCAGTTTACGTATATATGGAGCTTGGGCCAATCCAATAAACTCGTGGAGACGGCTACCGTAATAAGGATGCTGTGTGAGGCTTCCACGCCGGGTGACCAATCGATGGCTTATAGCTTGTTTGATCGTGTCCAGGGCCGTCACAACTGCCCAATCTCCAATCCCGTCATCTGCTAAATCTCCATCCGGCATTATTTTAAGATCGCTTTCAGCGGGTGAATCTCTGATCGATACAGATTCCTGATCCGTACCGTTATTAATGTAGATGGTCTGACCAGTCAGGAGTACTCTCGCATCCTTTCCATTAGCGAATGCTTCAGGATTCGTGATCGTCAATGTACCTGCGTTCACGCTGGAACGAACAGATCCATTAACAATGCTGCCTGCGATTGTATTCCCAAAGCTCCCCGGCAGTTGACTACGGACATAAAAATAACCCTCCGCCGTTCCCGCAGCGAGGGTCGTGTCTTCTACCAATTCGTATATTTTTTGCACGCCCTGAGAATCCAAGTCCGTTTTGAATAACGAGCCCGAATATAGCGTAAGCGGCAAAGACATCAATTGCCGCCTTATCAGCAAATATCCGCTTGCATACAACGTGTAATAAGCTTCTCGGCTTGTCATGGTGTACGGGTACTCAAGTCCATTGTAATCCACAATATCCTGCCAAGGCACATTGTACATGACGGACAGACCTTGAATAGTGTCAGCATCATTTAATACATGCTCGATCATAGTCCACTTCCTTCCTCCACTGCCGACGGTTTCCCAACTACACCCTTCTCCTCTACGGCCAGCACCCGGAGCTGATACAATACTGCCAGGATGCTCCTTAGTTCCAGCAGCAAGTCAAACGGCACGCTTTCAGCATCCGAAAGCCGGGAGCATACCTGCCGTGAAAGATTAATGTATTCCTCAAGTTCAGCAGTATTTATATCCACCCTATCATACAGTGCTTCGTTGTAGTCTGTCAGGGCCGAGTATGCGCGTAAACCATACGTTACAATGTCCTCTATGTTCTGTTGTTCACTCCGCAACACCGGGTAATTCACATAATTCATGTCCTCTTCGTCTGCCAAGATCATCATCCTCTCTTTGTGAGCTGACTGAGCAATTCGCCGATCCGCGATACGCTGGATGACAACTTCACGGCAACCGTTTCTGTGTTCGGAACAAGTTTAAGATAGTCAGACATCGCTTCTTTCCTCGTTTTAACCAATCGACGGAGGCAGGTGAAGCGGAATTCATAACGGTACAATAATGGCTCTGACTTGCTCCGCTGCAGCCGGAAGTTCTGTGGGTGGATCTCGTAATACTCGTTATCCTCCCAGTTGTACCAAAACAAAGCGTGCTGCGGATCGTTGGCTTGTAGGAATTTGCGAAAAATCTCTGAGCGGAATTTAATGAATTCCTCGTATCCGTCCAATTCCTTGGCTTCGGCTGATGTACGTTTGCTGTAGCCAGTTGTACCGGACAAGGTCACCGTCGGCAGCCCTGCTCCGAAGTCGGCCACATATGCCCCGCCAAGGGTCTGCACAACGTTTCCGCGCCCCGCTTCGTCCTGGACGAACTCGGAAGGATTGACTAGGAGTGTATGCAGTGTGATGGAACTAGAATCCCCGCTCGGGAGCGTCTTCCTTAGCTCAAAGGTCATATGATAGATCTTTTTCAATTCACGAGTTGAATTCTTAACCAGTGCCATGAAGCATCATTCCTTTTTGTGTTCTTCTGTCAGCGATCCCTTTGGAAGATTGACCACCATATCACCTGTTGGATGATGCAACCTAAAACCATCGGCACTCATTTGGATATACGCAGCAGTCTCTTCTTTAATGGGGAAACGGTGTTCTATTCCATCGGGCCCTATAGATACGCTGGCTGGTTCCTCGCCTTCTATAACGGGGAAAACTATGTTCACTGCTGAATGCGAGAGTTCTACCTTCACGGGCGACAGCTTGCCGTCCTTGTCCAGTGGGTAGCTCAGCAACACATGATTCGGAGATAATTCCACGTATGCGCGTTGATCTTGCTTTGCAGTGTCCAGCAGATTACCCTGTATGTCTGCATAAGCAGCGCCGTCCTTTACCCCAATTTCAAAGACAGGCAATTGCAGCTTAACCATATCTCGCTTGACGACTACGAAATTCGTTCCATAGCTATTGTTCTTGTGAAATCCAGCCAGATACGGGGCATCCTTGCGATTATCCAAATACCCTACAATTACCGTGTCGCCCTCGACCGGCTCCCGATCAACACCGCTAAATACCCAAACAGGAACAGGCTGGCTGTAATCAAGGAACACGACCTCAATGCGCCCATACTGTTCATAGTCCTTTACGCTGGTGACTCTGGCCAAACGGGTAGCGTTGAATTCAGGCATTCGATTTACTGTTTTCCCTCCAAGCGCGCTCTGATCCTTCATGTTGAACCTCCTGGTATCTTGAGAATCTGACCTGAGTAGATATATTTCCCGTGTTGCACAGAATTCCGGCTATCCCTCTTGACAAGCATCTCCTTATTGGCCTCCCACAGCTTTGTCCACTCATTCCCGCTGCCGTACAGCTTGGCAGCGATACTCCATAAGTTGTCCCCGCTCTTGACGGTGTAGTAATCCGCCTTGATCTCGGCTGTCGTTTTAGCAGATGCCGATTTTATACTGGCCACTACGGACGCCTGCGTGGTAGTTGCACCAGCAGTATTCGCTGTCGGTTTATAATCACGACCACGGGTAAGCTGCAGCGTCGTGGTCCATCCTTCAAATACGTTAAATGTTTGCGTTACGGACTCAATATAGAATTCTTTCAAAATCCCAGGCGCTTGAAGCCTCTGCCCTATCTTGTAGTTACCCTTCCCGCGCACCGTCATTGCTCCGCTTAAAAATTTGTGATTGTTCTCAAACCATTCCTTCAGCTTGACTGTATAAGCCGTGCTCATTCGCTCCAGCTTTGTCGTATCTTCAGGCTTGCTCGGGTCTATGGCCAAACCCTCAACTTCTACTTCCAGCGGAGACAAGCCGTAACGTTCGATTGCCGACTTGTTCATGAGCGGGGGCGCCACCCGCTTCAGATCCATTCCGAAAGGGTTAATAGTCGTCCCCGCCCAAAACAAGTTGTAATGCTCATCGTCGCTGTATGATAGGTCTTCATCAATCACATCCTCTGCGGTGACGACATGTGTGTACAGCTTCTCCCACGGTCCCTTCGAAAAAGGCGTATTCCGTAAAAACACAGAAACCACAGCGTTGTCCTTCCCAAATGGGAACCGTGGGAACGGATAGTATCCCTCGCCCTTCGGAAACTTGGCCTTGCTTTGATCGCTGGACTGTTCGATGGTCTCATTCACCACCCGCGGCTTATCGCCAGGATTCCACGCTTCCAGCGGCTCACGCACATCCACGAACAACTCCGTGAATGGCTTGCTGGATGTGCGCTCCATCAGATTCCAAAGCGATCCTTCGAATCGATCCAGAGTGAAAAACTGCGGTAAGAAGATAGGCACAGATGCGAAGTTGTATCGAACAATATTGGTAACATCGACTTGCTTAGCAACTGGCTCCGTCTTTGTCTCATCCCACACGGTCCACTTCACGCCGTTGAGCTGAGGCAAAACAAAACGCATGATGACATCCAAAATGACAGCAGGGCTACCCTTTGCCACGCTCTCGGATTGAAAATACTTCGCCATGGCCAACCAGCCGTTCTCAGTCAGGAAGAACTTGTCCGATTTCCCTCCCGAAACTTCCGGATAGAACTTGATATTAGATTTTATAAATACTTTACCGAAGTCTCGGGCTTGGACAGAAGTAGTCATCCCGCCATCCACGCTGCGGGTCCTACGTACCCGATCTACCAATCCGACCATGACCGTAGATAGTTCTTCTCCCTTTACTGTCTTATAGCCCATCTGCACAACGACAAGATCGTTAGGAATGATGAGCTGAGATCGGAACCATTTATCGCCGGCCAGCACAATATTCATCGTGCCCGTCGGGGCATCCAAGGTCTTCTGAGTCGTGACCGAAAGCACTTGGCTGGTCGGGTCCTGGCCTTTTTCATCATGAAGACTTCCTTTGAGCTGGTAGCATGTCTTTTCAGTGTGGAAGCTGACCCGAATAATGGGGGCATGCCGCTTTCCGACGACACCCCCTACCGGAGCCCAACTATAACGCTCAATCATATCAATACCCCGCTTTCACAGGACTTGTTCGGAGTCGCTGACGCTCATTTTCTGCTACAATCTGCTTCACCAATCTCTCAAGTTGCGATTTTGTAGAAGCATTCAGAGGCTTGGCTCCTTCGCCCGAAACATTGAGGTTTACTGTAATTTCAGACTTGTGGCGAACCTCCTTCACGCTTGATGCAGTAGGTATTCGACCAATGTCGCTGTCGCCAGCTCCAGATGCGTAATCTCCAGGAATTCCAAGCGATTGTAACAGCTTCTCAGGGTTCATATATGTGCCAGCACTGTTCATGTACCCAAGATGCAAATGACTCCCAGTTGTGCTATAACCGCTACCAGCCACACCAGGAGCACCACCAACATTACCGATGTACGTACCTGCATCTATCTTCTGTCCTTCGCGGAGGTCCGGATTAACGGCGGATAAGTGACTATAAAAATAAGTGCTACCATCAGGCATCTTTATGCCTAGCTCAGTGCCGCCACCGCGAGTGTTCTTCTTACCATCTTCGTCTAAGGGACCCCCGTCATCCATTTTTATGAATGAAACAGTACCACCAGCTAACGCCTGAAGCTGATCACCCTGCGTCCCTTTTATGTCCAATCCTCCATGCGCTTTTTTTCTAAAGCTTTCTCTATCTCCAAAACGTGAAGTTGCTTTCCAATTGTTGAAAAACCCGTTTCCTGATCCGGTCGACACGCCACCAGCCAGGTCATTCATGAACTTCACAACCCCGCTAGACCAGTTGTTGTTCAAATTGTCCGGATCATTTCTAGCTCCAACAGGGGCATATTTCCGCTGCACAGCCTCAATCGTATCAATGCCTTTGTCGGCGTAATTGACCTTGAGGTTGCGAGCCATAGCGATAATGCCGTCATCAATGGACGCAAAATTCATTAAGCCATTTGCCCCCATCATGCCACCTACATTGTGGCGATTCCGGACCGCAGGAGACGTGCCGTTACCCGTTTCATGCATGCTTATAGCCGCCAGTGCAGCCGGATCAATGCCGAACTGCAAGCCAGCTTGTACAAACTGAGCGCCCTTGCCCGCAAGTACACCGCCCAACTTTTTATTGAGCTGTTCAGCGCTGATCCCGCTCATGGTGGTGATTTTTGAAGTGATGCCGAATCCAGTTCCCATGGCAGTCAACCCACCGCCGCCAAAGCTGGAGGCAACCGAACTCCGTAAGCTCTGGAATTCTGACAACATGTTGGTCATCCCGTTCTGGACGGTATATAGCATGGTTCGGAATATCCATACCGTCTTATCCAGCAGATCACTACTATTGCGTTCCATGGACATGTATTTAGAAGCAGCATCGGCTGTCATATCCGTAGTGGCACGTTCCATTTGCTTGAATTTCGCCTGACCGATCAAAGACATGTCTTCTACATTGCGGTTGACTTGGCCAGGCATTCGACCGATGTCGCTGTCGCCAGATCCGCCAAAAAACTCACTTGTGAAAACCCTTGTGACTTGTTGAAAAAAACCCGAAGTAGTGTCAGCAACAGAATCAATTCCTGACTTAGGGATCACTCCTGCTTGCTTCCCCGCCTTGAAGTGGTCTGTGTTATACTGAAATACTTTCTTCATGTCCTCATCGGACAGTTTCTCTCCATTAGCCGCTCGCTGCCACAAGGCTGCACCTTCTGACTCCTCGAAGTTTTGATTGAGTTTTTGTTCCCTTTCCAGTTCTCGTAGATATTGAGTGCGCTGTTGCGGAGTCCCTATCGGTATCTGGGAGGATGCGTCAGATTGTACTTTATCCTCTAAACCAAAGAAGGTACGAAACTGAGTTACAAGAGCATCGTCATTCCCACCAAAAATGCGTGTCAATGATTCACCCAAATTTCCTACAGACATCGAAGTAGCAAGCCCTTGGAGATTGTCATTCATGAATTTGAGAATAGAGTCAAGCGTGGCGTTTCCTGTACTGCTACCATTTTGGATGGCTTCCATCACAGTCGTCGTGCCTTCTTTGACGCCCATTATAGCCTCGACAAGCTGTCCGCCAGCTTGTTCCAGCGCATGCTCGAAGCGAGCATCTGTGTCCATATATCCTTGCCCCTGAGCTCCTTGACGTTCTGCATCATACTTGGCCCCGGAGTCAATAGTGCCGTTCTGCAGGGCTTGCAGTTGTTCGGGACTAAAGACAGATAATCCTTGCGTCGCATCGTAGAATTGGGATGCTTCGCGTTTAGTTGCTGCATACCCACCGTCTGTCAGCCAACGCTGCATGATGCGTTTTGCTAGCTGTTCATTGCCGCCTGTTTGGGAACGGACGTACTTGGCCATAGCTGGAACATTATCGGCGTTTAGGAGCCCATCCTCGAATGACTGCTCCAACCCGAAGAGATCCATGCTCCTATATTTCTTGGGATTGTACTCACGCAGTGCCTGGATGCCCATCCACTTCCAGTCATCATTCCCCGGACTGAATATGCCGCCCAAGCCCGAAATCAGGTTGCCGCCCTGTGCACCAGTGAGCTGCATCATGCCTTGCTCTGTCCCAATGCGATCAAGCGTAGTCTGATAGGCTAGGAGCTGTTTGGAACTGCCGTCTTTCAGCGACGTGTTCATGGTTTGTAACAGAGCGTTATTGGTCTCCATAACCTCGACAACCCGCGCCGTCATGCCTGACCTGGCCACACTACCCGCAATTGCATCGGCGAATCCTTTTGGAGTCTGCATGCCGCCTGCAGCACGGTTGTTTCCGACGACACTCGCGACCTCCGACGTGTCCAAGCCGTATCCGCGTCCGAACTTCAGCAGCCCCTTCAGTTCCCCGTCTCCGATGTTACCAGCAATGCGACTGTATTGATCAAGAAAGCCCCAAGTGTCTGCAGCGCTATAGCCCATACGATCAGCGCGACCAACCGCAGAAGCACGGTCCCACATATCGACAGCCTGGCCACTCCATCCTGCTTGTCCACGCATACGCTGTGCAAGATCAAGAGATGTCGTTTGCCGGGCATAGGCTGAGCTGTACATCTGCGTTGCCAATCCAACAATGCTGCCAAGACCCACGAGGCCAAGTGCAAATTTCCCCGCCCCTAGAACTCCAGACAAAGCACCGCCAGTTAGCCTGCTAGAACCGCCACCACCAGAATTATCATCATCCTTACTTCTGCTGCTGCCAGCAGTGCGAACGGTGGCTGGTCGATAGCTACTAGCCTCGCGAGAACGAATATTATACATTCGTTCGGCAGCAATCAGTTCCTTGCGGATCACGTCCAGTTGGCGCTCCCGCTGCTGAATATTTCGCTTGATCTCTTCACGTTCTCCGCGCTGGGCCGTTTGCAACTTGCCGTATAAGGACTCTATGACAACGTTTTGCTTGCGAAATTCTGCATCCAGTTCCCGCATCGTCCCCAGGAATCGTGAACGGAATACATCTAATGCCCGAAGCTGCTTCTCATCGAAGACTCCCCCGCCTCTGGCCCCTCTATTAACAACAGAAGAAACGCCCTTTAAATCTTGTTCCAGTTGCTTCAGTCCCCGTTGAAGCTGTCCAAACTCACCTTTTGCTGACACGCGAATTGTTTGTTCTTTTGCCAAATTCGCACCTCCCTTCTATTTGACATCTTCCCAATCACCAGGATCTTCGGTATGGGTTACAGGGGCTGAATAGTCATATGACAGCTTGCCGTCTGCCTCTTCGGTTTCATTTGCCCAATCATCGAATTCTGGATCTTCGTATTCTTCTGATTTCCCTTCCCTGGCCTTACGGTCAATCTCCATATGTTCAAATTCGAGATCAATTTGTTCAGGCGTCATCGCCAAGATGCGCGGATCAGTCGGCGGCAGCCCACCATAGGCGTATTTACGGAGTATCCACAACTTGCGCTCCTGCGGTAGCTTCGCTATGGTCTTCAAGTGCGTTTCGAAAGTCTTTGCGAAACTTCGCCTCCCACATTTGCTGTAAGCCGTAAACATGGAATAGTAGGTCTGGCTCCGTAATCTCTTTAAGTTTCAAGAGGCATTCAGGGCGTTTGTGCAGTGCAATTTCAAGCACAGAAATGACGTGCGCCGTGAACAAAATGTCGCTATCTACAAGGCGAACATCCTGTACACCCGCCTCCCGAAGAATTTCCGATTTGATAGCCCCGACCTTCATCAGATCGGCCATATTCAGCTTTTTGAATACCAGCACACCTGTATAATGATTGCCCTCAGATGATGTAAAATCCAAGATCTCTCCTTCCTTTAATTCCCCGCCTGCGCGGGCCTTTTGTGCGGTTTCAATGGCAGCTTGCGCAGCTGCTTGTTGTTCTGGAGTAAATTCGGACATAGTTGATCTCCCTCTCGATAATGGAATAGCCCTCTCCGAAGAAAGGGCGTGGTTGATTGATTATTCTGTTTCTGGCGTACCGTAGTCAGCAGACAAGTATTTCCACGTCGCATTTTCACCCGACATGGCGTTAGCGCTGAAATCTTCTGACGACTCGGACAACGTGCAACTACGGTACACAATGACAATGTCGCCTGTGTACTTGTCCGTCACCTCAATGTCGATCACATTCATATTCAAGATGCCTGCGCCATAACTCGACAAGCCCAGCTCTGCCAAGGATTTTTTACGAATACGGTATTTCTCAAGAGTGATACTGCCATCGACTTTCAACGGGACAGATTCTTGCGGCATGATTGAACCAATTTCATATTGGTTTTCTGTGCCGAACGAGCGGTTCCCGCTCAACCTTTGTCCTCGCCCGACTTCAACGCCTCCAATTTTCAAACGAACCGTATGTCCAGCATGAGCCGGCTGATCTTTTACAATACTCACTGGGTGTTCCTCCTTTCACTACAACGAGAGGTGGTGTGTCATCAAGAAATTATTAATCGGTAGGGTCGGTTTTCCTTCCCATTCCAGCCAGAACGCTGTGCCATTGCGAGTGACCTTGGTAGACTCTGGCACGAACGTTCGTATCCATCCGCTCTTCTGAAACTCGGTGATGAGGGATACCAAATCGTTATAGATCGTGATCTCAATCCCTGCGACACCTGCCTTGCCGGTGTATTTGTTCTCAAAATATGTTTCGATGTTGGCGCTCATATCGTCTGCTAGGGTGGCTACAGAAAGTTCAACCTTGGTCAGATCGTCGCTAGGAGAAAGCGTCACACCCTGAACAATACGAAAGCCCACATTTTTCACCTGTTCGACAGGGCAAATGTGGGCTTCCAGAATATCTTCAATTTCCAAACCGATGTACACCTTTTCCAAACCGTCAAATCTGACAGACTTGTATGTGACAGGTTCCTGGGACGCTTGTCCGGCCCAAAGCCCCGCGACAGCAGCCGCCATGTAGTAACCAGGTTTAACGACCTTGTTACCGTCGCTGTCAGCTACAAGTGGACAAGGAGTAACGAGTAAGCCGCGCTCGGTCGGCATGGTTACTGCCAAATCCTTAATCTCTTCAATCGTCGCTCCAGGCTTGTGTCCGTAGAATGCACGGCGTCGCTTCCGATTTTTTACGGACGACATAAATTCGATGTGCGTATCCACCTTAGCCCAAATAGCCGCCTGCGTCGTAAGCGGGATGATCCCAGCCGTGTCCTCCGGCTGCAGCAGATCGATGGCATCTTGCCATTCCGTGTCCGTCGGGGCGGTTGCGGGGGCCGTGACCTTAACAGGCGCGACACCGATTAAATCTGCCCCGTGCCTCCACGATACCTTCATGACCTCCAGCAATTCGCCCTCACCGACTGCTGCAGCCGCCAGCTTCGGATCGTTGAAATATGATACTTTCCCTTCCGGCAAGGTGCTTCCCGCCGGAGGTACTCCGATTACGGCCAATACTTTGTTGGAGCCCAATGTGACAGGGGTCATTTCACTCGAATCCACGACTGAATAAGCCCCCGGACGCTTGATGGTGGCTCCTCCAAAAGAAATATTAATGCTCATGGGTTACCTCCTATTTGTATTGTGCTTGGGACTGTCGTTTTAAGGCTTCAGCCCACTGCTCATCGGTCTTGTCCTTCGATAGATCAGGGTTAAAACGTGCTTCGTATCTAAAGCTGGCCACCAATCCCATATGGACCTTGACGCGGGACAGATAATCTTCCAATGATACCTCTGCAGCAGCAGCCTTCCCTTTCTGTAGTCCAGGCCTGGCTCCAGTTCCCTGAGTAGATGAAGCCTGCTCATTATTATTTTCATCCGCCAATTCGTACACCTCCCCTCACTGTGAATCCGCTGATTGCCTCGACGCGCTCAGTTACTTGTACATCAAGCGGATTAATATATGAAACGATAATACTCGCCCAGTAGACCGGGAAAGGGGCTACTTGCCCGGTAAAGTCGCTCTCATCCTTTCCTGACTCCATGCTGAAGCTGAGCAAACCTTTTTCTACTGCTACTGGACGAAACAACATAAGCAATGCCTTGAGTATCTTATAGGCCCGTTCTCGCTCGTCCGCATTGGTATGCCAAATACGCACTTCCATTGATTCCTGAAAGTGCGTGCTGTGGATCTCACTATATTGGAGGGCGTCTCGGTCAAAGTCATCTCCCCCAAAGTCACCCAATATATGAGCTACTTCGCTGTCTGATACTCGATTGATGCCCACACAAGGCAATTCCGCTTCTGTCTGTGGATCAGCCTTAAAGACATTCATTCTAACATTATTCTGTTTGAACCCAGCTTTGAGGAATTGAACCAATTCCTCCTTGACATCAACACTATGAAATTCCAATCAATCGCCTCCTAAGCCCATAGCGGCCAAGTCTTGCTGGAATCCCTGCAAGATCATCTCCTGCACCTGTTCACGTGTATTTTCGAGCACTGCATCGCGGATCGGCTTCGGCTTGATCGCAGGACGCATCCAGCTCTTAGGGCTTGAGTTTTCGGATAGTCGCCGGAAAGTAAGATACTGCTCTTGTCCAGGACGCCCTATCTTCACCAGGCCTTGATATTTACCAGCCTTCCAGCTGTATCCTGCGCCTGGATGCGCGCCCGCGTGGCTCCGCTTGCCTGTCTCGTCCTTTTGAATCCGTCCACCCCATGAATAGGTGCGGGTCGGCAACGGAGCTGTCACACGGCTGAATTGTAGTTGCTTCGCTTGTGCATGTATCGACTTCGGCATAGCGGCCATTGTCCCGGTTCTTGGTGCGCCGTGGCGAAAAGGAACTGTGATATACTTTTTCCCTTTTGCTCCAGTTTTGGCCTTCGGTGAAGCCAAAAGGGCAGGCTTCATGTCCTTTGCTTCTTGGCCATCCTCAATAGCAGCGCCATGAGGTGACGTTGTGAACACTTCCCCGGTCAGATCATCGGGAAAACGTAGTCCAGCCTGGATGCTGCGAACGTAATCGCCCGTCTGCACACCGACACGGAAACTGCCACCGCTAAAGCTTACTCGCGCGCCTGACGCGTACTGTATCCACGTCTGCTGAATCAAGTCCATCGTTGCAGCTTGGACAGCAGCTCGCGTATATGGCAACCGACGGTGCCTTGAGAGATTGGCAAGGATGTTATCAAGAGCTGGCAACTCAGCCTGTATCGACACCTTGCTCATGCAGCACACCTCCAGGGTAGTAACGAAGTACCACCGTCCGGGGCAAATCCTGATTATTCTGATGGCGCGGGCGAGGCAATACTGCGTAAACGGTATACACAGGACGATGCATGTACATGACACTGTATTGCGCCCCTGCTGGCGGTTGATTGCCCTTCCAGACGATTGTAGCCCCTTCCACCTCATAATCCTCCCCGGCAGCATACAGTGTCGTTGTGACGGCGTCAGGGTCATGCATACGGATAGATAGCACCTGCGTAACCTTGGGATTCAGCAGCGTATCCGCTGGTCGTCCGTGAAGCTCCGTGTCCCGCATGAGCACTTCGGAAGTCTTCACTTCGTCATCAGTCAAGGTAACGATATCCCCAGCTCCAATATTAAACATAGGAACTGGTTCCCAACCAGAACGATCAAATCCGCCTTCAGGCGTGCGCAGTAACATATTGGCTGGCACGCTCATCAAGGCGTCTCCGACCTCAAACATACCTGCATAGGCCAGGTAGTCCTTGGTTGTGGTTACGCTTTGTACAAGAGCACGGCAGGTAAGGGCTGGCTCATAAACAAAGCTTGTGCCGCCGCAAATCGGACAACCATATCTCGGCTGTCCGCTGTCCAAGTTAATGCAGGAGCACCGAACAGATTCCTGCCACAGCACATCTCGGCCATGGCGGGCGATCAGATCCTCGAATTTCTGTCCATTGATTTGAACACTAGTCATCAAATCCCTCCCATTGTAAGCCCGCGCATCTTGGTTCTTGCGCCGCCAACTTTAGGATCAAAGAAATTGTCAACCTCCTGCTGCAACTGCTTGATATGGGCTGAATATGTGGTGCTCGTCGCTGATGCAGTCGTCTGGACTGACTCGACCACTCCATCCAATGACAATGAGTAGTTTGCAACCCCTGCCAAAACAGCGGTGCCCGCTACGCCAAGCGTTGTGACCGCCGCCTGCTTACCTACTACGGCTCGGATGTCTTCCGTTAGCTGATCCTTAGTCAAACCAGCGGTGTAGTCAACGTGGAATACTTGTGGCGTCTTAGATAGTAACGGAGCTGCAAATGGAGCCGTGCTGTATCCTGATGGGTAGCCACCAAGCATAGGCGCCCCCACGCCCTTGCTGACCACATGCAATTGCCCTGATTTTTTGTACAGCTTTATCCAACCGGGATAATGCATAAAGTCAATGTTGACCTGGCCTCCATAGGCAACCAGTTTAAATTCCGTCAATCCACTAACATATCGCTGTCGGAGCTGGATGAAGCCGAAATTCTGCCAACGCTGCGCATCGTAATCGTACGGCGGTTCTTCGATCTCATAATCTTCACCTTGCTCCAGTCCTCGCGACTCGGCATTACAACGAATGACGGTGGGCTTGAGAAAGATACCAAGCTGCCGCTCAGTATTCTTAACAGCAGCCATCAGGAATCCTAGTATGTCCTGGTCGTCCATCGGCTGGCCGTATTGGTCAGTGAGGGGGAGCCCGAAGCACCACCGCCGTCGGACTTCGGCTGGCGTAGGCAACCCCACGGGGGAAGTGTAGGTGATTTCCCCCGTACCCATGTCCTCATGCGATTCATAGTACGGGATGATTGGCATACTCATTACTCTGCTGCAGCAGGAGGATTAGAAGGAGTTGGAGTCTGATTTGCTGGAGAAGCGGCTTGCTTGCCCTTGGTCGTCTCCTTTTTCTCCTTCTCAGGATCTAGAGCATTCTTATCCTTTTCGGACTGCGGTGGGTCTGGTTCCTTAGTCTTTTTCTCGCATTCCACATACCCGGGAATACTCAACAACACTTCCCCAATGATCTCGTCTACTTCCGCCACGCCACGCTTGTCAAAATGAACAACCTCGTCAAGCACAACAATGTCCAATGGGTACTCGCCTTGCGTTTTGCGAATCACCATATCGCTCATATATTTCATCTCCTTTGAAATTGAATGCAAAAAGAGAGGGATTGTCCCTCTCTTTACTAATTTGCGTGTACTGGACGGATGGTGCCGTAGCTCTCGGCTCCGTAACTTGGATCGTACAGTTCGCGGTTGCTGTTCACGCCCAACTTCCCGACATTTTTGAATACCACAATGCGTCGTGGATTGTAGACCTGCAACATACCAAACAGCAAGATCATGAACTTGCTGGTCGTATCAACCAAACCGAGCGGAACGCGCATGAGATCAGCCAACTTTTTGAAGGCCAACACATCGTCAGGGTCATTATCGATCAAGAAGCAATACTCCGTGCCTGGGATATCCTCGCCGTTATCAACCAATACCTGATTTGTACCAGCTCCCGCATCTGTGAATTCAGTCATGAACTCTGCACGTTGCGGATCGGAGTAGTAGCCGCGGTACACTTTATAACTCTTGGCTTCCAGCTTAGGATCTCCGTGAAGGACACGAGGTATTGTGATCTCCACTTTCTGGCCCGCTGCCACGGCAACAGCCCCAGTAGAAACAGGAGCAGATTCGCCCGATACGCCCTTAGAGCTGATGAAGTAGAAATAAGTTCCTGCTTCGAGTTTGGATGTAGAGTCTTCCTTCACTTCTGCCGCAGCCGTTGCAGGCGCAGCAGGGGAATCTTTCTGACTAACTTGTTTCGGTGCCCCCTCTGACTTAAGGAAGCGATCAGCAACGAAGTCGATATTAGCAGCATTTGCAGCATATCCGCGTACAGGCTGGCCCATCCGAACGTTGCTGCCAATATCAACGATCCGCTGCCGGCCTGCAGGGCCGACAAACAGCTTGGAGAAGTCTTTGTGGACCTGATTGGTCAGATACAATTGCAACAAGGCGCTACCGAGGTTATCACTGATAATGGTAGCTGCATCTTCTAAGATTTCCTCGCTTAGCGGATTACCACGCATATCAATGATATGCTGAGTGGCATATGGCTTTCCGATTACAAATTTCTTCACCTGCGCCAAAACGCCATCAATGGCAAGAGGATTCTTGCTGCTGTCCCCAAAGTATAGATTTTTGTTGAGTTGTTGAAGCAACCACATAGTACCGTTTCGTGTCTCTGCAGCTACGGCGTCTCCCACTCCGACGGTATTAACCAGTTGTGCTGGAAGAGTTACCCCACGGGTCACACCCATAAATTTGACTAACCCGGCCTGACGGATATAGTTACTATCACGTTCAATTGGACGACCGCCCTCAACGATGAATGGATCCCCATCGCTGCCATAGGAATCAAGCACGTTGAATTCTTCTGTCGTGCCGCCTGCACCCTTCTTACCGATGTTTTTCCAGAGACTGAGGTGTTCTTCTTTGGCCGTCACGACACGGAGAGTCGTCTCAAGCGATTGCGGTTGAATCGCTGACATGTCGCCGTATACTCCTGGTGCGTAAGCTGCTCCTGGTCCACCTGTCCCCATTGCTTTGACCAATGCTTCAAGGTCTTGCTGCGTCATTTGGCCGAAGCCATCTGGTAAATTCGTGAAATCCATGCTTTAGTCCCCCTCTCTTAAAGCCCCAATCGTGTCTTGACGGTAGCTGGCAGTGCCAAGCGATCCAGCGGAGTACCTGTTTCAAAGCGAATAACCTCAGTGCCGGACAACTCGCCTGCCTCGAAGGACTTTTCCAGAACGCCTAGCACTTCTTGTCTGGTCATTTCCTTGCCGCCTTCTGGACGTGTAATCGTGGTAAGGTCTCGTTGACCCAAGACGCTCTGACGTTGCTGAGGTTGATTCAAGGACTTGCGCAGCTCCACATTCTCTGCACTGAGAGTGTCCAGCTTTGTCTCAAGCGATTTGATAATTGCCGAATCTTCGCCTTGCTTTTTGATGAGCAGTGTAAGCGATTTTTCTAATCCACCCAACTGTGCGCTAATGTCATGCGTGCCTTGTGGTTGTTGCTGTTGATTGTCTGCCATAGTTAATCCATCTCCCTTAGTAAATGATTTGACCAGTTCCGCATAGGTCATGGTGTTGACCGGGTTCATAGTGAGTACCACGTTCCGCAGAACCGACTTAATGATTTTCCCTGTTTGGCGGTCACGTTCGACAACGCCGCCCTCGATGCTCCAACCGACCGAGCGACTGCTCTGCGATTTTTGTAAGTCTTCGATCGCCACCACTGCTTGCATGGCAAGGTCACGATTAGCAAAAAGACGTCCTTTGACAAAGACGCCATTAACCGATTTGTGTAACGTCGGGTGTTCAAATTGCCCAATTTTGACTTCAACCGGCTCCCCGATAAATTGATTCGGAGCATTTCCGTGCTCCCACTTGATCCAACCTTTATCAAGAAAGTAGGATGTGTCCATCCCTTCTGGGGAAATGCTGTCGTCTTGCTCGTCTGTATCATCGCTTGAGATGACGCCTTGAACGATGTAGTCACCAGCTGCATCCACCTCTACGGACTTTTCCAGTGGGACGAACAAGCGAAATGTGTCCTGAATTTCTTCCAACCCCGTTCACTCCTTCCTTATACCCGTGGCGGCCAATCCCACTGTCCGCCCTGCTGACCCTGCTTGACGTTCTGGTTGAAGAACATACCTGTGGGATTGAGCACACATAGATGCACGGTAGTATCATTAACAACTCCTGTAATTACGGCTGCGCGTGCTTCGCTTGCATATTCTCCACCAGGAGTGCCGTAACTGAAGTAATGCACCGTACGTCCTACTGTCGGTTTCATCTGAAAATCACCCCCCTCCCCATAAAAAAAAGCACCCTCGATGAGTGCCGTCCTCAGTCTGATTCTGTTTAGTTCGCTCGCTTAATGCGTATCCACCGATGGCGGCAGTGCGGATGCAACGGGCAGCAGGGCCACCACTCGGTAACCTTGCGCCCGATATTGGACTTGCCTGGCCAGATGTATTTATAGCCATCGTCCATAGGCCCGTCAGATACGATAAAGGTTTTTTCTTCAAGCAGTTTCTGACAATGCGGACAAGCACCAGGAACCGTAGCTACCTGTATCTCGTCACCTGGTTCCAACGCTGCCAGATAAGCGTCGTTTGCCGCCATAGCCAGCTCGGTAATGGCAACCCGGCGCCAGTCCCTGTTCTGATCTCCATATGAATCAAAAAAAGCCTGGGATAGTTTGTTGGCTCCCCAGCGCTCCTTTTGAGCTTGAATAATCAGTTCCTTTGCCCCAGCACGATGGTTATCCGAAATTTGGCTGACCTTTTCAGCGGCATGGGCGACTGACTGTTCAATGCCCCGCAATTCTTGTGAAGTCAAAGACGGGATTTCATTGTCCAGCAGCGGATAAGGTTCTTTTTCGGCTGCTTTTAATGATGTTGGAAGCTGCTGTAACATGGACGCCACTTGAAGCAGATCCTGATCAAGTACCCTGCCTACCAATCCTGCTTGAACCATGAATTTCTCAGCTACTTTGTCAATGCCTTCGTAATTAGCACGGATATTCTGGTCCACTTTACGGATCAAGTCCAGGGGGGCGTCGCTCCCATATTTTAAGGTTTTAGTTGTTCCTTTAGATCGCATCTCCTTGACCATATCACTAATGCGGCGCTTGTCCCCAGGCCCCTTTTGCAGATCATCGACAGGCAACCCTAACAAGACTATGACCGACGCCAGCATGCGTTGTCCCTTGTTGTCCAACTCGCTGTAGAAGCCATCCTCAAGGGCCGCGATTAGCGGATCATCGGAGGAATCCCACATGCTGCGCCCACCCTGGGGACGTTCTGGCTTTATGTCTAGCGCCTTAGTTATTGTTTCAATGATCTGACGGCGATCGGCCAGCGGGAATGATCTAACCTCGGGAGGCAATCTGATCTGCAGCTTCGACATCAGTATCCCTCCCAAGAAATATCAATCTCTAGAGATTTTTTCAAAGGCTTATCCTCCGTCTTGCTCGCCAGGTCTTCGTTATCGTCATCCGTTTTTTCAAGCGGCTGAGGTTCTTCTTGAGCTTGCGGCTGCTGTTCAGCTATGTACGCCTGAATCAGCACGGAATTGGCTGGCGCATTCATCCACGTTGCTTCTGGCGGCACTTCCTGCCCCCGCTGCTTCCGCACCTCAGCAACTGTAGTTAGCCCCATCTCCATGTCATCCTTCAAGCGTTGCGCCTTCCGCTCTTCTTCTTCCTCGTCCAGCCCAGACCAGTAAAGAGCGAATTCCGGGGCGATCAGATCAAGAATATTTGCGTTGAACCCATCGGAAAGAAAATGCATTAACGGCACGAAGCCCTTATCCTTACTCCCGTCCATTTTCTCGGCGGTGTTATCAGACTGGCTCATGCTCTTTCCGCTGGTCCAGCTCTTAAATCCAACCTCGTTCGGATCGATCTGATAGACAGCACAGGCCAGGTTGAACAAGAATTCAAGAAATTCATTGAATTGCATGTCCTGGTTGGAAGACTTGAACGGCGTGAACTTAAACCCGTTCCCTTCTTCCATTGCCATGACCGGAACTGTCCACTTTCCTTGAGCGCCTTCGGTCAGCGTCTTCCAGTGTCGGCTGAATGCCTCGATGTCCTCTTCTTCATACTTACCGATGACTTCTAGTACACCCTGAGGCAACGAATTGAAAGAGAAATACGACGTGTTGTACTTGACTCCGTTGACAATGCCTGTCACGATCTCGACAAGCGTCTCCAGCTCAGAAAATCCGAAATCAGCATAGGCAATGTCTGTCCGAGGATTACGGATCAAATAGGCCAGCTCCTGCCGGGAATACTCTGCGGTTATACGCCCGTCCACACGTTGTATGTAGGCGATTTGCGCAGCAGCTCCGTTGGTCACTGACTGGTACGATGTTGGCTGATAAATCTCTGAAATAGGAGAGGTAGGCAGCAATTCAATAGTGGCCGCATCAACCGCAAACATATCCGTAATCTGACCACCGCGTGTAAATACATTTTCCCAAGCGATTGCGTCTAGTGTCAGACTATCGCGTGTGATCTTACGCAAGAACTGATTGAAGTTGTCTTTACGCTCTAGGTTTCCCCAGCTCCCCGTCCGAAGGAAGAATTCCTCCAACTCAAAGGCTCGCGCTTGTGCTGCGCGGCTCATAGACTGCTTCGGGTTTTTGAAGCCGATCCGAAAGCCAAGATCTCCCTCGTATCGGGGGCGCCGTGCAAAGCGTGCCACCTGGTTAAGCCGTGTATTGATAATTGCGGCGATAGCAGGCACACGCGCCATCTGCCGCAGCACAGAAAACGGCAGCAAAGAAGGCTTGGTTCGCGTGCCGCCCATGCCGGAATATTGATACGGTAGGATGACCGCCGATTTTGCTTTTGCCTGCGGTTGCTGCGCTCCAACCATTCCTGTATTTGCCAAAGATGTTCACCTCCCCACTTACGTAATAAGCATGGAACGGCGCGGTTTGCCAAAGATGGCATATACCACATAACGCAGCGCATCCATTGCATGGTCATGTTTCTTGATAGGCTTATCTTCGCCGCGCTGGGCGGCTTTTTCGTCCCATATATAACTCTGGAATTCTTTCAGGGTTTCCTTGCATTTTGCAGACACAAAAAGCCGTAGCTCTTTTAAAGCTACGGACACAGATTCGATACCAGGCAGCACACTGTTGTCAGCTTCTTCGATGCGACGCACACCCAACTTCTTCAATTCGGTGATAAACCCTTTTGCCGATGGATCGATGAATATTTTCTTCACATCTACACCAGCTATAAATTTAACAAAATCACTTGCGTAATCGGAAGGTGCACGGGACTCCTCCGGATCGGAATGATAGTATTCCTTCACGATATACAGTTGGCCATCCTTTTCGCCCAGTAGCAGGAACACCGTCGCGTTGGTGTGCCCGTAATCGACACCCACATAAAATTTGTTGTATTCCGCAGGCATATCCGAAGGCTTCAATTCGTGCTTGTCTCGCTCGAATAGGTTATAGATAACACCTTCGGCCATAACCCATAGGCCAAGAATGTAGCGCTGATAAAATATCCCAACAAATCTACGGCGATACCTTTCCCGCACTTTCTCAGATAGTGATAAGTTATCTTCCATTGTGAAGTGGAGATGTACGGCACGCTGTTCCACCAATTTGTCCAACCACTCCAACTTGAACCAATGATACGGTCCGGCTGGGTTGCAGTTAAACCAAAGCTTTGCAGATTCGATGGAGCAACGAGCCGTTGCTTGGTCTACGAAGGACTTGGGCATAAGCGCGACTTCATCAAAAAACATACCTGCCAGTGTGATACCTTGTATCAAATCTTGCGAACGCTCATCTTTACCACCAAAGAGGAAAAACTGATTGCTTATCAGTCCTCGGGAAATCGTCAAGACATTATCTGTTTTATTGTCGTGTACCTGGTAGCCTCTACTAGCCAGCATTCGCTTGAGCGGACCCACAACGTTACGCCGTAGCGCCCCGATCGTCTTGCCTGCCATACCGAACTGCTCACCACGAAACGTCTCCGTTGCCCAAACGATGTAACTAAATGACATAGCCACCGTCTTACCAGCACGAACTGATCCGTCACAAATGATCGCATCCATATCATGGTGAGGGAACTCTGGCATCCACCAAGTCAGGACTTGTATTTGCTTGTCGGAGAACGGCTTCCACTTGAACGTGGAGGGTTTAAGCTTGAGAGTTGCCATCTTTAGCCCACACCTCCGCAGCTCGTCTCCTTAACGCTTCGATAAAGCCGTCATCCTCGATCTTATCTGGTTCAGAACCACCCTGTTTGATCATCAGTTCATGCTTCAGCATCTTGATTCGTACCCGCTTCTCTTCATCCTGCAGACGAGCCTTCAGCTCAATTGCCTTGAGCTTCTTGTCCTGGACTCGGGTCAGTGCTTCTTCAAGGGATATGATGTCATCGATCACCCGGAATGTCTTTTCCTCGACTTGCGATTCTACCAGCTCCGTGCGAGTGATAGGCACTGTCTTGGTGATGCCGGTCTTCTCATCGTGAACGGTCATGGCTTCCTTGATGGCTTTCAGCTCGTACAAGACACGCCGCTCCTGCTCAGTAAGGCCGTCAGTCAATCGCTTGATCCGCAGCAGCATACGCCGCTCACGCAGTCCGTACATCTGGATTGATTGATCCGTTTGAACCATAGGGTCCGTATCAATCTGTTCAATCAGTTCTTGTTCGTCATCTTCGAGGGCGTCCAGCCAGATCGTTTCGTACTCTCCGGTCGTGACGGCCTTCTTGTTGCGATACGGCCCACCCGGGCCGCCGCTGTTACCTTCCGCATTCTTATTCCCGGGCGGAGCGCCGCCCTTATTGCCAATAGCATTCTTGTTCCCTTTGGGCGCTCCACGTTTGGTAACGTTACTATTGGATTCATTGGTAACGTTACTATTCAGATCATCGGCCCACTTGTCCTGTGACTTCCATTTACGGACCTGAGTTTCACCAACAGAAAGAGCGGCAGCGATGTCTTTTAGCTTCATCGTCCCGCCGCTCTCCAGCCACATCAGTTTTGCCTTGTCCCGCTCGGGACTGCGCTCTCTGGCCATTACATATCACCCACCCCCATCAGAAGGTATTCAAAACTTATTGTAGAAATAGTTACTGTACATAATTAGAGAAAGGAAGAGAAGTATGGAAAGTAAGTACTATCCTCCGGTATTTGGTCAAGAGTCGTTTCATTGTCCATACTGCAATGTTTTCGCTAAGCAAACCTGGGGCAAAGTTGCTCATGATGTATTTAGATCTTTTAGTTTCCTGGAGGAGTTTAATGTTTCACGTTGTTCTCACTGCACTCAGTTCTCCCTCTGGAACAACGAAGTGTTAATAGTTCCAATGGCAATAAGTGCCCCGATGCCTCACACTGACATGCCAGAAACTATAATTAGTGACTACAGTGAAGCAAGAAGTATAGTTAGCCGATCCCCAAGAGGTGCTGCCGCACTCCTTCGTTTAGCATTACAGAAGCTAATGATTGAACTTGGGGAATCGGGCAAGGATATCAACAAAGACATTGGTTCTCTCGTCAGCAAAGGTCTACCCGAAGAAATTCAACAGGCATTAGATATAGTTCGCGTAGTTGGAAATGAGTCTGTGCACCCTGGTGAGCTTGATCTACGCGACAATCAGGAAGTTGCCCTACAGTTATTTGAACTAATAAACTTTATCATTGAAGAACGTATCTCTCGCAAGAAACGAATCTCGTCGCTATTCTCTACTCTCCCCGAAGGAAAACGAAAGGGGATTGAAGATCGAGATAAAGATAGAACCGTGACCACCTAAAGTTCATCCCGTTGCAACTTAATGTCCAATTCGATGAGCCGTTCCAGATCGGCGACAGTCTGCATTTGTATGTTCCCAGCCTGTAGATCCTTAACCCACTGAGCGATACCAGCCTTAACGATCTTACGGTATTGCTCTTTACTTTCTTGTATCCCTTCGATAACCGCGAGCTCATGTTGCAGTAACAAGTTGTCATTCTCAGATGTTCCCATTGTTGTTCCCCTCGGCTTCCATGTATTATTGGATGCGAGATAGCGGATGTTGTCGATAATGCCGTGCACGGCGGGCCGCTATCTCAGCCGGGGGATACCCTGGGTGATCAGGGGGACGTTACAGCGTCCTCCTTTTTAATTTTAATAAATTCGCGCAATTGACGGTTAATCACATTTGAACTCAAAATGGTGATGTTATATACGCCACAAACAAATCACCCAATTCAGTGGTCCGTTTTGCTAACGCTCCATCGCCTGACATCGTTACATGAAGGCTATCAATTCCTAAAAGACCCTGTCTATTAAGATCCTTTACAAGGAGGTCATAAAATGAACGTTTCCCATGAAGTTCTCTGAACGCTGATTCAAGAATTCTCGCAGGAGAACCCATCATTAAGTTAGGAGCCTGTCTATTATTATCTTCAAACCATTTTTCGGGACTTTGAAATAAGACTAACAGATGAATATGCCATGGCTTATAGCCGGATTGATCACAGGTGTTGTTGTTGCAATTGTGGTGGACACTGCTTCGAAGACTGTTAACACTATTAGATGAGCTACGGCTCATCTTTTTTTTGACGTGTCCATTTGAGTTGAGTTGGTTTCACCTGTGGGCATGGCTCAGATGCGTGTCCACGCTCACTCAGTTGCTGCTCTCAGCCGTTCTCTATGTTCATTCTTGTAATCGGACGCTAAGCGAGAAGACCGCTCAGGATGGCTCGTATTACGTCATATCACAGCAAATGAAAAAGCACCACGATGGGTGCTAAATGGAACCTAATTAATTTGATTTAACCGCACCCCGACTGCTTGATGAAGATAGTAAGCCTCAAGATATTCCTTAGATGGGGGTTCGTCTTCAAGCGCTTGCTTATCTTTCGCAAGCCGATCTTCTTCCTCTTTCTCTTCATTCAACTGACTTTCAAGCTCAACAGAAATTTTATTTTTCTCATGATTTGATTGAAATAACGCTAATCTAGTGATCGTTATTTTGAATCTTAATTCGATTAGCTTTTTGTCAACCTCTTCAATTTTTTTCTTGCTTCTACTCTTGATTTCATTCATTATCGATTGTAATTCTCGCTGGTATTGAATAAGAAAGTCTTTTTCTGCAGTATTATTCGACATCCTCACACCTCCCCTAACACCACTGTATAACGTGTCAGGGATATTTTACCTCTTTTGTACATTTTGGTCGAGAACAGAATTGCCTTCCTTCCCATCGTCCCCATACACAGCCTTTGCACTTCTCTGGCTGCTTCGGTTCAGGCGGCGGCTTCCGTTTACGTCTTCTTGCCACGGCGTTCACTCCTATTTCGGGCTGGTTCAGATCGCGAAGCTGTTATCCGGACGAACCAATTGATTATTCGTTTCACCATGGATATAAACACCCTTGGACCAATCCGCGCTCAGCTTCTGGATTTTCATTTGCCACAGCTTCAGCTGCCGAATCACAGAATGGGCAGATCAGATCCGCACCTTTTGATTTTTGTATGTTGGCGAGGAATGAACCGTTGCACTCTTCCTTGATACATTCGTATTTCTCCAGCAGTGGTTGTTCCATGTTATCGCTCCTTTGAATGCCAAAAAAAGCCGATCCATGAAGGAACGACTTTGGCTGATATATGTACGATTTTGGCTAAATAAATTACGTTTCTGGCATAAAAGATGCCACTATCTGCTGCTACTATAACGCCTTTAAAAGAATTGCGTCCGTAACGTCCGCAGTAAAATCGCTGCGCTCTTTACTAAGGGCATTGTACTTAGTAACAAGAGAGGAAGAACAAGACCATTTTACTGATGTTGCCAAAATCGAGTCAAAAGATACACCACCAATAATAAGCCATTCCCTTAACTCCAAGCCTATAAATCTCGCATTTGCTCACTCTTTTGATATTCTCCACAAAAAGGGTTATTCTGGAATTGAAGGGAGATGGTCATATTTTTAACCTATCAAAAAAAGAAGTAAGTGTCATTCTAGTTGTATTAGTTATTATTTTCAGTGTCTTCTGGTTCAAGGGTCTGTTCCATGCATTAGAAACTTTCCCTGAGCGAATGAATACATTCGGTAGCAGTTTTAGCAAATGAAGAAAGGCGAGAAGAGGAACGCCCCAGTCATGTGCCGCTTCGTGCGGCTGTGCGTTTCATTCTCGCCTGATTTCCACATTGCCATAATAACACGTAAAAATCGTCAAGTGGTCGTCATAATTCCCCGAAATCCCCCGCGTTTTACTCACTCTGTCGTCAGAATCTCTTCATAATTTCATCAAAGAACCCGGTGAGCTTGAGGGAATTCGCTATGCACCTGACTCCCTCAGTAATTCTCCGATCTACCGTGCTGGCAGCTTCCCCGCGACGAAGAAACATGATTGTCTCCTTACGGGTAAGTCCCTGAATGAAACGCAGGGCCACTACTTCCTTTACCTCTTCATCCAGAATCAATCTATATGCTTGCATAAGCATTGCCGAGATCTTCTTATACTGACCATACACCCATATTTGCTTTTCAGTGAGTATAACGGCATTAGCTGTCTTGTCGGCATGCGGATCGTCCTGATCGATGCGGCGAGCTGCTTCACCGTCTACAGCTACTTGTGCCATTTCGGCACGGTAATTCTCGAAGTCTTTCATAAAGAGGGTCATGTCCCTGAATTTTTTAAGGTAGAATTCTGTCTGTTTGATTTCTTGCTCGCTTGCTTCTGCAAAGAGCTCCCCTTGTCCCCATATCATCGCCACAATCCCTCATTCCCCTTTGTGCTATAATGTCAAGAGGAATGAGTTACCAACAACCATCCCCCGCCTGGCCGCCAAGCTCGCGGGGGATATTTTTTAGCCTGGAATGACTTCGCTGCAGAACTCTTCCCACTCAGCTTTACATTCCTCAATGCTCCAGCCTTCTACTAGTTCTGCGGGATAATCATAGTCCAGCAGCAACCTTCTATAATCCTTTTCCAAGACTACCACTCACCTCCCCTTCGAACATATTTGCCGCTCCCATTGACTTGCTTAGGAGCTGTGACCGATGTATGCCCTTTGTTCGGTGGAGCTGGCGGGTGCTCGGCCCCAATGTCCTTCAGGTGCCGTTCAAGTCTCTCCTTATCCCACACCGCTGTTTTCACTTCTCTATAATCCGTCATCGTATCACCCCGGACTCGATGCTCACCTGCAGCTCACTCAAAATCTTGTTGTGACTCGAGTCATTTGTCATTTGCTGCTGCAACCATCTGATGATCCCTGCCTTGCTGACAGTGCCAGTGGGTCCACCTTTATCCGTCAGTCTGAGTGTACGTGGACCGCTTCGTGTGTTGGTAAGGTAACCTTTTAAGATCAATCGTTCTACGATCCCGAAGGCGGTCGATACGCTCCCCATCATGAAATGGGAAGAGATATCCCGAATGCTTGGCGAATACCCGTTGTCTTCGATGTAGGTTTTTATGAAGTCATATACCTCCTGCTGCCGGCGACTGAGTGGCTGATCTGACTTTGCTACTGTACTCATGACTTTTCAGCCTCCTTGAGATGTAATAAGGTCACATACACTGCCTCCGCACGTTGTCTGTTCGTTGCTTGTAAGAATACGGCCACTCCCGAATATGAGAATAGGTCATTGTCGTAGTCCAACGGATCGGAATCGCTATCCCATTCAAGTAGCTTCGCTAGGTTAGTGCAGTATAAGCTTGCATCCGCCGCTAATGCTGCTGCCTGTAGCTCCAGAGAGAACGCAGGATCATTGCTATAGCGCTTAGGGTATGAAGAATATCCACCCTTGAGCACCAAACCCGGTCTATGCCTGTCCTCTTCTGCACCCAGCAGCACTTCGATAGCTATATTGAGTTGTTGGTCTGTCATCTGCCTTGGGTCGTTCATACCTCATCACCCTTCTCCCAATTCCACATTCCTTGCTGCCCCTTCGCCGGGATCGGCTCCGTGAGCTGAAGGACTTCTGCCATCTCCCAGGCGAAGCGACCGTCATCATAATTGCCGAAAAGGTACTCCTTGTTGTTCTCCACCTTTCCCGACCAGGTAATCGTCCGGGGATTGTTGTCTGCAGTAAGTTGGACGGGCGGTGTAACGAATTCACCCCAACCAGACAACCTGCTGATACTCCAGCACTCTTTTAAATCGCATATGGCCACCACAGCGCCAGTCGGCAGGTTGTCCACGGTGTAACCGTGCCGCGCCAATGCCGCTTTGATCTCTGGTACTTCACACGCTGCCCGGTCAATATGCTTTGCTGCGTGAATAGCTAGTGGCCCACGGTGATGCGTGCGGCGGGGCTTGGTCTCGTTCGTCTTTTCACCGACAGCTAGGAGCGTCGCCCAAGGCTGCCAAACTGTTACGGCCTTCATACATACCCCTCCTCTGCTTAAAAATGATTTCGAATTTTACATTGGGCACTTTCGTTGTGCTGTTTCCATTGCTTTGCAACTTCTCGATCTTTTTCGCTTACTTTTTCTGATGTAATCATGCGCTCGATGTTTCGTTCGTTCTTGCCTAATGCCCTCCATATTTCGGTTAGTTCTTCATCAGTAAAACTCACTTCCGTCGTTTGCGCTTCGATCATCATTGCAAGTTCGTGAGTTGGCAGATTTTTCAACACTCTCGCTATCTCCATCCAACTTTGAGCATCATTCTCCCGGAATTGATCCTTCATTTCTATATTTTTCAAATCCTTTTGAGCGGAATGACTGGCACCCGAATAAATGCTATTAATGTAATTTGCTAATTTTTCACTCATGACGTGTACCCCCTGCCTCAGCAAAATCAAACACTTCTACCTCTCGATCGTCTGCAAGTACGATACGACCTTTTCCCAGAGTGCCGAGAAAACCATATGCAGCCCAGTCGCATCCTTTATTTTCGACATGCCTACCAACACATGCTTGATAGACCTTATTCGCTCCGTCTTCTATATCACCAAAGTCAGCCGCGGTCTGCACATTGCCACACTTAGGGCAAATGAACGCCCATTTAGAAGGATCGCTGCCAAATCTCGCAATAGCTTCGGTTTTCCATTCAGTTAATGGTTGCTTAATCATTTAGCTTCATCTCCCTTTCCTACGACCATTTCAAGGTCGCATTTCTCGCCCATTGCCTTCGATGTGAACATCAAGCCCGTTCCCATAGCCTCCGTCATACCGATTAAGACTTGCGTCCGGTCTGGCTGTTCAAAATGACACACCATACCGCCAATGGCATGGGCCATGGTGTTCAAAACCTCCTGCAGTTCGCCGTAGTTCTTCGCTTGGTCCGTCATCTCCCCGATCTGACGAATAATCCCCAGATTGTCGATCATACATCTCCACTCCCTAATTCATATTTTTGTAACAGACTTGACAAATGCCGTTCAGATGTTGTGTAATGCAACCGCAAAATTCTCTCCCTTTCAAAAAAAAAGTTCTTGACAGGGCTTTTTGTCGAAAATGAGGTCTGCACATCGCCCTCTGCGCTCGCCTACCCTCACAAAGATTGAGTAATCAGTTTGGTATAATAGCGAGTAAGATAATTGAAAGGAGGAGCTTTCAAATGTATAAACTCTACTCAGGAAAGACTGTACTTGAAAGAATCAATGCTGGTCTTGCAATCAGCGACCCAGACGCAATTGCTGCAAAAGTGATTTTTGATAACTTTCAAAGTAATTGGAGTGGTGTAGCGAAAAATTGGAAAACCGGAATTGATACACACCTAGTCAGCAATTTGGGGAGCGCGGCTGCTAAATTCACTAAAACTAAACTCGTTGGAGCTAATTAGCCAGATCCCTTTTACTAGAACAACGCCATCTGTCCGACCTGTCCGGCGGCGACAGGATTGATCCAAAGGACTTCCTCACGAGAAGCCCCGCCCTCCGCTTTCGCACGACGAGTCTCCCGGTTCCAGTGCTGCAGCCGATCATCGTACAAAGGGTGAGCATAACCACTGAGCAGCACTGGTCCAGGATGGTCGTCTAGGATGTTCAATAACTCGCAATGGTCTTGATCGGTCATCTCGTAGCGGTAACTAGTGGTAGTCCGCGTGCTCTGCACATAAGGTGGATCAGCGTAGACTAGCACATCCGGTCTTCGGTACCTCAGGAGTAATTCAGCCGCAGCCTGGCATTCGATTTGTACGCCTTGCAACCGTTCGGCAACCGCGTACACCTTATCCGGGAATGAAAGCCACTCTTTGCCGGGTAAAGGACCATTCGGCTCAATCATGCTACGCCAGCCTGTCCGGTGCGCTGTCTTGCCCCCTCTGCCCTGCCAGAGACGTACTACCAAGCGGCGAGCTCGTTCAAGGTCATCATCAGCGGGATGGTAACTCTCGTAATATTCCTGCCTTGAGTGTGGCGTCCATCGAATCGCATTTGCCAGCTCGTCCGGACGCTCCCGGATTACGCGGAACAGATTGACTATTTCGCCGTCCAAATCGTTAACCGTCTCGATCTGGCTTCGTGGCTTGCTGAACAATACCGCACCGGAGCCGAAAAACGACTCCAGATACGTCATGTGCTGCGGCATATGGCTGATGATCCAGTTTGCCATGCTCCACTTGCTGCCTGGGTAATGCAGTATGCGTGGTACCTTCATTGCTGTCTCCCCCCTAACTCTTATGGACTGATCTTGCCGCACACGGTACATAAATCATGATCTGGCTGCATTACTGCTTCGCCAGGGATATAGCTGTATTTCGTTTCAATCATTTTACTCGGATGATTGCAGTGCTCTTGCAGCCCTACCTTTCGCCGAGCTCTGTCCTCATGCTCATACCTGCATCTCGGGCAGACGTTCATGGTCCACGTCCAGAGCTTCCCGTCCTCGTCAAGGTCATATATTTTTTCGTGGTAGTAGACATCACCTTTGCATATGCACTTGTCGCAGTAGATACAGTTATTCGCGATCTTTCGCGTTGCTGTCTTCCGTTGCACGTGCTTCCTCACTGGCTCACTTCCTTAATGAATTAATACTGGCTGTTCCTCATCCACCGGGGCTACCCATACCGGATTCCAACTGAGAGCAAACGCAATGCCTGCCTCTGCCTCGGCTGCAGCAAGCAAGAATGTATTGCCCATATCCTCTTCGGCATCTGGTGGAACTGCGTTTCCGATGTATTCCCTCGCCTTAGCGTCGCTGCACCCTTCGAGTTGAAACGGTCGTCCGTCAGGAAGGTGGGTCGGGAAGCTCTGCAGCATGGCCAACTCATACGTGGTAAGTGGTCTGTGCCATGTTCCATCCAGTGCTTTAATCACCCATACGCCTTGCTCGTTATCTGCTGGGATACGAGGATCTGCAACAGCGGCAGCTCCAGCGTGAACATCCATGCTGCCCGTAACCGTCTTGGATGTGTCAGCCCAACCTTGGACCCCCATCGTGTCGGCGCGTGGCGCGCTATTAATTCGTGGATCGGCAATGACTTTGCCCTGACCTGCGGATACACCGCCAGTGGTCACCGTAGGGGATGTATTTTCCCAAGGACTTACTCTATATGCTCCGTCGTGGTACTTTCCGTGAACATGAGGATCAGCGATAAGCTGAGCACCGTTCTGTACATCCGCTGAGCCTGTGACCGTTGCTGCAGGTCCGTCTATTGACTGCATGCGGTACTGGTCAGTGTATCGTCCTGGTCTATCTGGAACCCGTGGATCGGACACGCTCCCAGCCGCCTGCATGATGCGATTGGCAGAGCGAACTGTCTTGGCTGTAGCATTCCAGTCTTGGACCCCGTAGCTATCAGGATGGAGCTTAGTGTTAACACGGGGGTCAGCTACGATATGCCCGCCATTGGAAGGCCCGCTGCCGCTTGCAACAGTCCCACCTGTTTCTCCCCACTCAGTGACCTTATAAGCATGATTGAACTTTGGGGTCTCCTTGCCGAACATTGGATCTGCAACTGCAATTGCCCCGGATCCAAAACGAGTACCAGTGATGCACGGAGCTGGCTCATCAGCGCGAACAATTCGGTACACTCCCGGATGCCGTCCGTCCCTTTCCTTTAGATTCGGATCAGAGATGCAACCAGCTCCCTGATTCGGCCCAGCAGCTCCTGTCACGCAAGATGCAGGCTCCTCAGAAGCTTGCACGCGGAATAGATTTGTCTTTCCCTCGCCGTTGATCTGCAGACGCGGGTCGGACACCGCCGTCACGCCGTTGCTACGTCCTGGTCCTGCTGTGCTGGTGACTGCTCTGCTTGGCTTGTCCCAGTCGGCTACCTCGTAAGCACCGCGGCGTGGCTCATGAACAACGCGGAGACTTTCCCATTCGACCTTGTTCAGATCTCGCCAGTCTCCACCTGCAGGTATCAAAGCCAACCGCATCCAAGTCTTCCACTGTAATTTAGGCAAACGGTGTAATGGACCACCTGCTTCCGTGTCGCCTGGCTCTGGTATCTCGGCCAGCACGTCTCCGATAGTACGAAGCGGCTTCTTATCCGGGTAATAAATCACGTTCGGGATCTGCACCTCGTGTCTGGCCAAGATCAGGAACCGAACACGGTTTTGTCCAAGGCCACCTATCTCCCCGAGATTGTGATCCGCCCGGATGCTTACCGCGTAACCATACTTCTCCAGCAGCTTCTCAATCTTGGCCAGCAGATCCTTGCCGCGGCTGGTGATACGTGGGACGTTTTCGAGCTGGATGATGGCTGGGACGCTGCCGCCGTATTCCAGACACGCTCGCAACGTCAGCTCCAGTCCATGCACCGTCAGGTAGTTGAGTGCCTGGTATTTGTCGCTCTTGGCCTTATCTGCCGGCAGCAATCCGCTCAGCCCCTTACATGGCGGCGAAAGGAATAGGAAGAATGGAACCTGCTCCTTGAATGCTTGCCAGATGTCCCAAGCCGTGGCTTCCCGCCACTCTTTCGGCGGTTCGTGGCCATGCCATGCTTCATATTGCCAACGCTCGAACAAATCCATGCAGACCGATGTATCCTCACCTGTGATCAGGTCGTGATTGCGGCACGCCACTGGATCAGAATCAATCGCACACAGAACCTTGAATTTATACAGTTTGCCGCCGTATTCAACTTGGCTACGCATCGCACCAGCCGTGGCTCCGCCGACTCCAGCAAAGAGAAAAGCAGATGTCTTGTATTGCACATTGTCATGTGATGGACTCATATGTTTCCCCTTCCTTAGCGGACCCGCTTGATCCGAATGTGCAGCCCCTCCAGCGGAATGTCACGATAACCGACCAAGCGATAGTCTCCATCAAAGTGCTCAATTCGTGTGGCCACCCAGGAACGAACCCCATCGTTAACATGCAGAAACTCGATTGGCGAGTTGCTGAAAAGTTCTGTCCCATTAAGTGCGTAACGGCCATTCGACTGCTTCTGGAGAAAGCCTTGATCTCGAACCTCATCGAATGTCTGTTCAAGCAGCCTCGCCGCGTCATTCATCAGATCACCAGCCCGATAGAACATATTGCGGAGATACTGCTCTTCAGGCTCTTGACGATCGTAGTGGACGCCCCATTCTTCCTCGGCTGTCGCAATCGTAGTGCTAATTCGTTGCAGGCGTGGCAGCAGCTCCTCCAACTCCATTGCGATCTTATCCTTCAAACTCTTGCCCATGATCATCGTCCTCTCTCGTCAATTTAAGATCATACGTTCTGCCAAATGCCTGTAGTTGATCACCCCGGCCAAGCTGGCCGGGGATGTTGCTATATGAAAGGGGCTTATGCTACCCCGCTACCTGCCAGTTGCTTCTTGACTTCCGATTTGTACTTGGACACGGCCGTTGTCAGCTTGCCTTGACTGATGCCCATGCTGCTTGCAATCTCGCGCCATGTCTCAGTACCGCCGCGTTTGCGTTCAATAGCAGCAGGGATGTCCAGTGTAATTTCAGGGACAGTTGGGCGGTGCTCCAGAATGTATTTCTCAAGGACCTCTTTATCGATTTCGCCAGCTCCTGAAGGGTCATCGTCTCCATCGGCATTGTCGCTCCCTTCATCGTCGTTAGGGACTTCATCCGATCCAGTAGGTGGCTCTTCGCCGTCACCTTGAGCTGAGCCAGATGTCTCGTCATCGCCTACGAATTCCAGCTCGGCATTGTCGGGGCTGCCGCCGCCATCTTTCATCCAGTCGGGCAGATCGTCGCCGTCGTTATCGCCATATGGATCGTTTGGATCACTACTATGTTCACTGTCATCACCTGCAGGCGGTTCGGTTTGCTCTTGTTGCTGATCGCCCTCGCCTTCCGTCTGTTCTCCATCCGGGTTTAGATTATCCTCAGTACCAAGCTCGTCAGCTTCGTCACCTTCCATCTTGAGCTCCGCTTGGTTCTCGTCGCGTTCAATTTTCTCTACAACCCCGGAAGCATCTGTCGTAACCGTGTGGCGTTGCCACTTCTTATACATGGCGTCTTGTTCCTCTTCCCGTTCACCAAAGTCGAATGATGCCTGCGGATCACCGAACAGGACTTGAATCTCTTTGTTCAAACTGCTGGTCAAGAACTCTAAATGTTGTCTAGCGACTTTGCTAGGAATCGTGAGTTTGAATTCAACATCCTTGTCACCGAAAACAATCTTTTTGTCTGTTGTAGCCATGAATTGAATAAAATCTTTCCCCATGTTGGTTCATCCCCTCGAAATTTATAATTGTGATAAGTCCTTGATTTTGATTTCGATGCGTGGGCGGGCGCTGTACCACTTGCGACCAAACTCGTCCACGACCTGGCTGTCGTCTTTCCAAATCACACTTTTAAGTGCATCCTTGATGCCTTTGACGTAGTTGTCAGTATCCGGCTTGGTTGTGGGGCGTATTTTCCCCGCTTCAGCCAGCGCTGCTTTTTTCTTGCTGAAGCTTTTAGGGATTGGGCGATAGACATTGATCAGCAATCCTACTTCCCCAAGTAACAGTGCGGCTGGTGCGTGTTCACTAGCCGCTAACCTTACATAATCCTTGTAGTCCCTAGATTTTGCAGGGTCATACGCTCTCGTGAAACCGCCTTGTGTGCTGAATTTTGGCCGTCCTTGCGCTACTGGATTCCCGAAAACCGTAAACTGGATAATCATGCCTTACGCCTCCCCTTTGCGCGCTGCTTACGTCGTTGCTTCGGCGGCATCATGCTCGACCTAATGACAAACACCTCACCGAGCTTGCTGCCATCGTCACCGCGGACAGCGTAGCTCATATCCGTCTGGTGATAAGGATCAATCAACTTTCGTTGCTGTTGCATCCCGTTGCACCTCCACTCCCGGCCATCCGTCAGCAATTGTCCCAAACTCAGCGATCCCCTCACGGAGCTCAGCTTGGTCAATCCCCGCGAACTCGGCTTGCAGCTCGTCCTGATCCGGTACCTGTCCGGTCCGGACGAAGCGGTGCTTCATGTATTCGTAGACCGACCAGCGTGTCCAGCATGACGGCCGCATTAGGCGCGCACCTCGTAAGGCTGTAACTTCCCATAATCCTTGTTCAACAGCCACCGCTTCCCAGAGTGCTTATTCAGCAGCACGACCCCTTCAGGTGTTTCACGCTCCGACTGCCAGTTGTCCAGCGTTACGCCTGGTCGCGCCTTGAGCAATGCGATTTTCTGCTTCTTCGTCAATTTTCTCCCCTGCTTCATGTCCGTTCCTCCCCTTATGCATACATTCGTTTTTCAATGTCTTTTGGTGGCTGTGAGGCCTCTGGCCAAAACTCTTGCTGAGCCCTTTCTAGGGTGGCGAATTTGTTATAGTTCTTGAGGAATACCAGTTCCACAGTGCCGACCGGACCGTTCCGTTGTTTGGCAATAATGATCTCTATGATGTTCTTCTTCTCGCTGTCCTGGTTGTAATAATCATCGCGGTACAGGAACCCTACGATGTCAGCATCTTGTTCCAAGGAGCCGGATTCCCGTAGGTCACTCATCATTGGACGCTTGTCCTGACGCTGCTCCACGCCTCGACTGAGTTGGGAAAGGGCAATGACGGGTACCTCCAGTTCACGAGCTAACTGCTTCAATGTCCGGGATATCTCTGAAACCTCCTGCTGGCGGTTTTCTGCTCCTTTGCTTTTTCCGGTACCTGAGATAAGCTGCAGATAATCAATTACTATGAGCCCTAAGCCGCGTTGCTTTTTGAGGCGTCGGCACTTTGCACGAATGTCATAAACTGTGATTCCAGGCGAATCATCGATCATGATATTGGACGCTCCCAAAACTCCTGCAGCAGTGGCCAATTTGGTCCAGTCATCTTCGGCAAAGTCTCCCATCCTCATTTTGCTTGCGTCGAGATTACCTTCCGCACAGATCATCCGCTGTACAAGCTGCGCTGCCGACATCTCCAGACTGAAGATGGCTACTGTCTCTTTGGCCCGCACCGCAACATTCTGAGCGATGTTTAGCGCAAAGGCTGTCTTACCAACGGAAGGACGCGCTGCTACGATAATCAAATCGTTCTTTTGAAAGCCTCCAGTGATGCTGTCCAGATCACAAAAACCTGTCGGCACGCCCGTTACTACGCCATTTCGGTAATTCTCCGATCTGATCTCGGACGATTCTACGACTTCCAAGAGCACGGAACCTATTGGCTTAAAATCTTCTGCTGGCGCTACCCTGTCAGCCATCTTTGTTGCTGCACTCTGCATGTTGGCTAGAAGTTGCTGCAGGTCGTTTCCGCCCATCGCCTGATTCATTTGGGATAGTCCGGCCTTGATAATCTGGCGGCGTGTATGAACCTCTTGCAGCATCCCGATGTAATGGCTTGTCTCTGTTGCTCCGACTGCCGAACTGGTCAAGCCAGAAAGGTAGGACACCCCACCGATTTCTTCTAGCTTCCCTTGTTCTTGCAATTGCCCCATGATCGTTACCATGTCTACTGGCTCTCCAGCAGATGTTAACTCCTCGATCGCTTGATACACGGTGCGGCGTATCCGATCAGTGAATAAATTCGAGTTAAGCCTGTCGAGTGAATCCTCAACGACTTCGCCTGTTTGATCAGCAATCAAGGCCCCGAGCACTGCCATTTCCGCTTCTGGATGGGATGGGAGATCAATGTTCAATACTTCTAAGGTTAGCAATGAGCGCCTCCTTCCAGCCCGTCGGCGGTGGGCAAGCTTCACGAGCTGCCGATTCCCTTTCGGCAAAATAGTCCGATGTGACAGCCTTCATCCGTTCCCGTTCAATTTGTTCCCCTAGCCGCCCGCGGATCTCCGCAATTGTCGGAGGGAATTTATTTGTCATGATGTGTTGCTCCACGTTTTGAATAGCCGTATCAAGCGGGAAGTCTCGCAAATATTTGGCGTGGCGGTCGATATTCTCATCGCTGTCATCGAAGGTCGGATAAGATTCCGCAATGATCATGACCAATCGAATTACATCAGCCCTTTCCACGGTTCTCCTCCTCCTTGAGCAATTGTTCTAGTCGATTTAACTTCTGCTGTTGCCTGGTAGCATTTCTGTTTGGCGGCGGACCTGTGTTGGGGTTGCTCGCTTTCTTGGCATCAAACGCCGCATCAAAGGCAATTGCTTTATCCAGCGTCAACGCCTTGCTGCCAAGGTAATCGTTCAAAATACGAGTCGTGAGCCTAATGCTTGGGCTTGTTGAAATAAGGGCTGATCGTTCAAGTGCACGAATGACAACCGCTTCCTCCATTCCGTCTTCATCGATGTATTTGCCCAACACTTCACTTTGATGTGGGTTACAAGAGAATCCATAGATTCTTTCGTGAGCCGTAAAAAACGATTCGTATGGAGCAAGTGCAGTACTCCCATATTCCTCCGCAAACTCTTCACCCCCTGCAGTAGCAGAAGTAGTAGAAGTAGAAGCAGTAGAAGAAAGATCTAATACAGTGTCAGAAATTTTGACCACTTTTTCGCCATTCCCCAAAAAGTTGTCAGATTTTTGGGCTACTTCTCCGACAACCCCTGTATAGTTGTCAAAATTTTCGGCAGGTTCATTGACTACTTTTTCGTTATCGCCTTCGAAGTGGTCAAAATTTTCGGCTACTTCTTCAGCAGCTATGAGGTCGAAGGTGAGAATGTAATCGCCTTTCGAGCTACCTCTTGGGGGTTGGATGTATCCAATCAATCCCCCTTCGACCAGTTTGGAACGGTGCCTATTCAGCGTGTCTCGGTTCTTAAATCCCGTTCGGAGCATCAAGTCGGTGTTCGTCATTTTGAACGTCTTACGCCAACCTAACTTGCTACTCCGCATCCATAATGCCACCATTATTGCTATGCCCTCGGGACCAAACTCCTCCGGGCCGCCAATGGCTTCAAATTGTTCCAAAAGCCCGGAAAGGGTTGGTCTGGCTGTCTCGGTCACTATGTATCCCCCTCCCGTAGCAGCCATGCTTTTTAATTAGATTTTTGAACAGCGTGAACGCGGACTCCGAAGCTACCATCCATGCTGTGTGCCTCAAGCATGGTCGCTTGAACGCCCTTGCCAAACTCCATCATCAGTTCATTGACGATTTGAGGCATGTCCCGCGGATCAGCGGTTAAGACTGCCTGAGCGCCAAGCGAGAAAGCCAAAGCCTTTAAGTGAGTGTCAATTGCGGGCTGTCCTTCCTTAGTTGCATCTTCATACATCTGCTGCATTTGCTGGAATGTACCTTTGTAAGTTGTGGTCATATAGCACGCTCCCTCATCGTTTTTTCCTTCCAAGCTTTGTCCCCCAAGCAGCGAGCTGGCGTTACTTCAAAGTGCCGCCTGCCCTGCACATAGGAAACGAATAAGCCTGTAGATTGTTCGTAGTACATACCGTTCAAGATTCGTCTTCTGGGTGGCCCTGGATGCGGCTCGCAAGAAGCGAATAGGTCCATTTGAATCGGCTTGCTCATGCTTTCGGCCCCCGATCATCTCGTAAAGTGACAATTGGGTATTTGACCCGGACCACCGTCCAGCCAGGGTAGCCCTTTTCGAAATACTCGATTGTTTCCTGTTTAAATGCGGCTAGATCAGTCTTGTACAGCCGCCAAATGCGTTCACCCATCATGCTCTTCAGGAGCGGCCTGCCAGTTAGATCACTCATTGCCATCACCTACCCGCTACATAGACTTGCTTGCCTGTCAGGGCTGCTATTTCGCGTTTGAATAGTGCTTCGTCACTGTTGTTGTCCGACAGGTGAAGCAGGTGAATCTCCTGCACTCGCCGCATGTCATTCGCTCGGATGAAGTCCTTGACGTTCTCCAACGAAAAGTGCGATCGGAGTAATCGATGTTTCATGACAGCAGGCACTCGGCCCGCCGCAATATTTTGATTAAGTATCTGAATGGAATAATTGCACTCAATCATGATGTGAGTCAGGCCAGTAAACCGATGCCTGAGATAATAAGTGTCTGTCGCAAACAGAAGCTTGTCCCCCGCCGTATTAGCAAGGAGGAAGCCCAAGGGCTCCGCTGCGTCGTGTTGAGTGTCAAAGGGCATTACCGACCATGTACCGATGACGATGGGCTGCAAGGCTTGCAGGAGTCTCACTCGATGGCCTTTGATCCGCAAGGCATCGGCGGTGCCTGAGCTGGTGTAGATGTCCACTCCTGCCTTCATCAGATCCTTGACGGCTGCTGTATGGTCCCCGTGCTCATGGGAGACCAGGCATCCGGCCAGCGAGGATACCTGAAAAGCTATCCCGCGCTGAATGTCCTTATAGCGCAGCCCTGCATCCAGCAGCAGAGGCGTATGACCATCAGTAATACGATAGGCATTACCCGCGCTGCTACTGCCCAAGGATGTAATCTCGATCATCAGAACGGCACGTCGCCGTCTGATACGTTATCCCCATCCTCATCGCCAAACTCCAATTCGGCTTGGTTTGAGCCATCTTCCTGATCTGATGGCAGCGTATCGTCAACGCTCTGAGGCTGAGCACCTGCAGGCGGCGTGACATCGATAGGTTCTGTATTTGCATGTTCCGCGATCTCCCGTTGCACCTCAGAGTAAGATTCATCAGTCGCTTCGGTGTATGAAAGCTCGACCAGGGCGTTGCCAAAGTCCTTCGGAATCTTTTTGACCACATTGTTCCGCATCTTTCGGATAAGCATGGATTCGCGACTTTGCGGTTCGCTCCAGGCAGGACTGATGTACTGTTGTAATTCAGGATCGTCCAGTGCGCCAAGTCCCAAAGACTTTGCTTTTTGAAGGATTTCAGACTTCTTAGCGGCAATCTGCTTCTTCTGTTCGGCATTCGCTTTAAAGCGATCAGCACACACACCAAACGTCTCATTCATCATGTTGTTGTTCATGTGAGCAATGAGGTTACGAGCAACATCGTCTCGTTCTGCAATGTGAAACTCGATTGTTCCGTCTTTCTTCATGATCGGGTAAACGATTTTTACAACATCGCCTTTCCCAGTTGGTTGCCATGTTGGCGGCTGTACATCGAATCCGGTATACACGGGATATGTGAATGTATCTTCCGATCGAACGAGCCAGAACTGACCTACCTTCTTCACGTCCCGTCCAAAGCGGGCGAGAATGGCATCATTGCCATCCCCCTCGATCCCCATTTCAATTGACTTTTTCCAAACGTCTTGCCCTCCAACCTTTACTTTCGTATTGCGGACTTGGAAGTAAACTTCCCTTGGGCTAGCTGCGGCGTTGAGTTTCAACGAAGCGGTTTGAAGCAGAATTTGGGTAATGTTACTCTTATCAAGCTGCTCGTCGTTCCAGTTGATACCCTTCGCGTCTAAAGCAGTATTAATGGCAGAAATAGCATTCAAGACACAGGATTTCGCATATTCATCCATCTTGATGCCATTTCCGACGAGCTGCCGCTCGATCATAGGGAAGTAGTTGTCATTCACTTTGGTTAGTGTTGTTGAGTAGTCGCTCATTCTTCTTCATCCTCCTCTGATGCGTCTTCGTACATGAAGCGAACCTTTTTTCCTTGATGTTCTAATAAAAAGCGTTTCAGCAAACTGGCGAAGTCGGCAGGCCCTAACAAGTCGCGTTCTAATATGGCATCCTCTGGACATTCAGAAAGCGGTCCGGCATCCATAACCTCTTTTCCATTGATCTCCAGCGTTTCGCGTCGAAGACCTTCCCAACCTGTCCCAGTTATGACCTTGACCGTCACAACTTCACTCATGCAATCACCTCAATATTTACTGGAATCAAGCTATCATCACTTCTTCTTTCCAAACGAAGTTGCTTGTCTCCTTCGGACACCACTAAGCGGATTACCTGGGCGTCGGTATCGATCAGTTGCGTTACCGCCTCAGCGTTATCAACAAAAATTGGAGCTGAGAAGCCGTAATGCTGGCCAAGCGCGTTTATGATGTCCAGCCCTACATTGATCCGCGCCGCATTGTTCAGACCGCCCTCGTAAGGAACGCCCTTATACAGCGTCTTGCACACATCCTTGAGCCCGCCATTGACCTGTTCCTCGAACAAGCGAAACCGCGCAAAGCGGAATTTGCTATTGATCTTGCTCTCCAGCATGGATACCTTGGTACGGGTGAATTCTTCCGTCAGGAAAAGCTCATGCTCCAGGCGCTCGTACTCTGCAGCCAGTTTGCGCTCCTGAGCGGCCAGTTCGGTGATCCGTCCCTCTGTCGCTGCAGCCTGGACGATTTTGGCCTTATCTGCCTCATGTTCGTCCACCTGCTGACGGATCACTCGAAGCTCGGATTGAACTTTTGCGATCGCATCTGCAGAAGAAGTTCGAAGCTGCTCAATCTCTGCACGTACCGCCGTGGCTTCGGCCAACTTCGCTTGGTATTCAACATCGTCCGCCGGATCAGTGATCGCAGCCTGCAGGTCAGATAGCTTAGCTTCAGCGATTGCGAGAGTGGCCTGCTTCGCGGCCAGCGTCTGTTCAAATTCGATGATTTGTTCTTCAACAGCGAACATCGAATTTTTCAAGGTTCTAACATCTGCCGCTGCTGCAGTACCATCCTTGCTGATCCGCTCCAATCGTTGAGACTTGTTAAGGTTGAAATCCTCCAACGCCTTGTCTTGAGCAGCCTGCACCTGATCGTCAGGGAGAGCTTGGCCGCATGTTGGGCAATTGCTGTCATGCTGATGCTCATGCACCGGAAACTCTAGTGCGTTTGCGGCAGTCCACTCTTCCCGTAACCGTGTAGCCATAGCCTCAGCTCGTGCGATCTGCCGCTTGTATTGCTCGACCTCTCGTTGATTCGCTGATATTTGAGCCTGTATGTCAGATGCTTCTCCGCGAAGCTGCATGACCCGTGTGCGTTGCTCATTGGCTGCTTGCACTCCATCGGCCTGAACACGTTGCTTGATCTCTGTCAGCTCCGCGTTGATCTCACGCAAGCGGATCTCCTTGGCCGATAGCTCGCCGCCGGACTGTATGCGTTGCTGCTCAGCGACCTTAGCCGCTTCCCTACCACGCAGAGTGTCTATGTCTTCCTGCAGGAGCTCCGCGTCCAGTTCAGTAACATCTGGAATGGTGCGCCGGGCTTCATCGATGCGGACCGGGATTTTCTCCAACTCCTTGTTGATTTCAGCCCGTCGAGCTGCGATCACCTTCCGGTGATCTTCAAGGCTTCTATCACCTAAGATGCTGGCCAGCGGCGCTAATTGCCCGTTGCTGGCAATAATTTCGGCATCCGTCATGTCACCACAAACATCAAGTAACACCTTACGGCGTGCTTCGGGTTTAAGCTGCTCATTAAAGTAGGCAGGGCTTGTCAGGAGCTTGAAGACGTCCTCACTAATCAGCCCGTTGACTTCGGCGTTGTATTGATTTAATTTCACAGGAACGCCGTCCACATAATAATCAGTGGTATTCCCGTTGGATTCAGCGATTGCAGATCCGCGCTTCTTGGTGAATTTTTCGTAGTGGACTTTCTTAAAGGAGCGGCGGCGGCGGTCAACCATCAGTACCACCTCTACTTCATGTTCGATCCCGCGTTCTGCGACCTGCCCTTGTTCGTTCAATCCCTTGATTTCAAAGAGTGAATGATTTTGGCTATCCTTATGGAACAAGCCCCAAACAAATCCGTCGAATAGCGTCGTCTTGCCCGTGGCATTGTCGCCATAGACGGACACGCTACTGCTGCCAGTTTCCAGCGCAAAGTTCCGTATACCTTTGAAATTACGAAGGGTCAGGGACACAAGCACGATTTCCTTCATACAGCAGTACCACCCTTCGCGAGATGGTCAGCTATAGCAGTAGCCACAGCCGCAAGTTGTTCGTCGCCTGCCCACAGCTCCACAGTGCCAAACGTTCCCGTCACTGACAGGATCGCTGGAGTATACTGCATTGCTGGTCGCACGGTCGCATCGATGGATTGCTCGGACAAATCAAGAGTAATAGCAGTCGTTTTCATAACGTCCTCCTTGTTTGGAAGCCCCCATCGTGCTAAGATGAGGGCGACAATATTAAGTTTTGAAAGAACAGGTGACCCGTTGCCGCGGGTCATTCTTCGTTTTCGCAGTCCTCACAAGTGCGAGGATAGCCTGGCTCCTCCATGTCATCCATGTACGAACCGCATACCTGGCACAACAGACCGTTCAGGGTCATATCCGCAGCTTCACCCAAGATCAGTTCCTCCCTTCTGGTACAGGTCCGTCTATCGCAATCGTCTTCCAATCCACTATCACAGGCGCGTTTTCGACACTTGCGATCAGTTCCCCATTTTCATCAGATATAAGAAACTCTGAATGCGTGCGGTCTTCGTATTCGGCTCCCACCTGTTTGATCTCAATGACCTCACGGCCACCGATCTCCGTCCCGACCTCAAAAACCCTAGTCGGATTGCTGACAACGGTAAGCTTGCTGATGATTTGCACGGTATGTCCTCCTTCCCTATGTATTGCGGTTTCCCGCTACCGTCGCCCCGATGGGGCTAGGTTTCGTCCGCTCCGCTGCGGACTCGTCAGGCGGGTGTTACAATGTGCTTTCCAAATCGTCAATCGCTTCTTCCAACTCCGTGAATGTATCTTTCAATGATTCAAGAGCTTCCTTTGCTGCCTCCAACGACTCCATGCGTGACTCGTATTTTTCAAGGCGATCCTGAAGCGTGTCGCCCAATTCCTCCATCTGTTCTAAGCGATCAATCTTCTCTTGAAGCAGGTCTATCGAGTCTTCATATACCTCTATCAACCTTTCCACTTCATCCGAAGGGAAGGTGTTCCTCATAGGTGCTGATTCTTTCAATAACTTCAGTACATCGCGGTTGTTCATGCTATGCCTCCGTTCATTAGTTCAATGGCTGCCACGGCTTGTGCCAAGTATTCTTGCGGCAGCTCACGCATCACCGCGGCGGCATTATGCCAATTCAGATAGATTACATCGCGCTCAGCCCAAATCTGTTCGAGTTGATAAGGATCAGGAAGACCGTCACCGATCGCGGCCGACATCGATGCTGTATTCTCGCGAAGGGCCTGCGCTGCAGTGGTATATTGTTGGATGATTGCACTAGCCTTTTGTGCTGTCATGCGCGTTCACCCTTGCTTTCAGGCTGTTGCACTGCTACAATAGACAGCACAAGAGACCTTAGTCGGGTTCTCAAGCTAAGTGTCCGCCCTGCCAGGCGGGCATTTTTTATTTCCGCAATTTCGCGATCTAGCCACCATCCCCAAGTGCCATCCTCTGGTTGGGTTATTTCCAAGCGATTCCGCATTTGCTCAAGCTCATTAATCCGTTGCTGTACAATGTTCAATCAAATCATCCTCCTATTACTGTCATCATCATGTTTTGCAAGATCGATAGCCCGTCCATTCCATACAAGAAAGCGACCATCACGTCTTTCGCTCCTGTGGCATCTACCCACCGAAGCATGGTCGGCATATCCGGTACTTTATGGTCATTTTCATATTTGCTTATGCAGGCTTGCGTGCGGTGCAGCTTGTCCGCCATCTGTTCTTGTGTCAAACCAGCGCGCTCGCGGCAAGCCTGCATGATTGCCCCGAATTTCAAAGGTTCACCCCCTCCCCTAAATTACGAATTATTCCGAATTGGAATGGTGGTGCATATAACAGCGGAGTATCATACATATCAGAGCTACCCCAGCTCGTGATGATCCCCTCATTGCCCGCCAGCAGCCGATGTCGCAGCTTGGCGGGATTGCTTTATCTCAACAAGCACGCCGTTGATTTCTTTTTCCAAGCGGTTGATTTCTCGCTTAGAAATCAGGTGCACGTTGCGTGCATACACCTCCTTGCTGAAGGTGAGGTCCATTGCTTTCTCAAGTGTCAAACCTTTGATATGAATGCGAGTTGCAACGGCGTGAATGAACCCGGAACGGGAGTATTGCCTTGTCCAGTAAAAACGGGCCATTAAGCTCCCCTCCCTCGATTCCAGCCGTCACCTGCGTTCGCGCTAATCCATTCCGTGTGACTTTCCACCCACTCCAGAAACAAGCGGGTCGGCACGCGAGGATGTCCGAACTCTCGAATCACGGGAAAGTCTTCTCTGTTCAGTAACTCAGCGGCTTTAGTGGTCCCGATGTCGAGCAATTCCATTAGCTGAGTTTTGGTCATCAACGGCGGCAATTGATTCGGAGTGTATTGTTCCATCGCCTTTGCAACAGCCGAATCAATGAGTGATTTGAGCAGATCTGTATCAAGCTCGACTTTTAACATCAGATGACTCCTTTCTCAATGTTGAAGGTTAGATGTGATTAAGATCAGATAACCTCTTTCCTTATAGGTTTGTTCATTCTTTTCAGGACATCAGGCGGAATCTTTTCAAGATAAGCAGCAGCTTTGAGCTCGACTGGATCTATCTCCAAAACTTCAGCTAAAGCGTCGTTTAGTTTATCTCCAGCAGGTGGGATTTTCCCGTTTTGAAGCTTACTAATGTAAGCCTTATTGGTTCTTTGTCCTATTAATTTAAGGCGCTCGGCTACTTCTCCAAGGGACAAACTCTTTTTTTCAATTGAGTGCTTCAATAGTGTCGAGTATTTCAACTTTGACACCACCTTTCGTTGCTTATTGTTAACAACGTTGTTATTTGTTAATAACGTTATCACAAACTTACACCATTCCCTATTCGTTGTCAATAAGTAACAACGAAATTATTTTTCTAATTCGTTGACTTAAAAAGACAACGGAAGATACAATAAAATTAAGAGGTGAATTAGTTGGAATACAAAGACTTATTAAAGTCGTATATTGAGAACTCTGGTTTAAGTTTGAGGGAAATAGAAGAAGCTATGAGGGAAAAGGGGTTTTCTACCAATAAGGCTTACATTAGTAAGCTTCAAAACGGTATTCATCCACCAGCTGGTGAAGATATTACAAGGGCATTGGCTGAAGTAACGGGAGGGGACTCTGAAGCTCTTCTTCTGGCAGGATATATTGAAAAAGCCCCCGAAGAAATCAAACCGCTTTTAGCGGAAGCTTCGAGGACTGGTCAATTATTCTCATTCTTTGGGTATTTGGTTCTTTTCCTTGAAGAGTATCGTTCTACCGGTCAGATAAGCGAGGAATATCTGGATAACATCGAAGCATCCAAAAATTTGTTTATCCAGAAATATAATTTCTTCCTCCAGACAAGCACGCTTAGAGATTATCCAGAATACGCAGTTGAGCTTATCATAAGACTAAAACAGCACTTTATGCCGTTAGCGGATTCTATATCATACGGTGGAGGGATAATAGATTTTTCCAACTATATAGATAAGCACGGTAAACCAATTTTCAAATCAAGTCCTTATTCTGAACTGAATCGAGACATTGAACTATATGTCTCCCAACAAGATTTAGAAAAAGACCTCCTAAATATAAGCGAAGTCAAACAGCATACTCACGAGTTACAAAAAAAACTTGAATTTTTTAGATATTTAGAAAATGAGTTAAAGTTAGACCTCAATGACCCTGAAGTTCAAAAAAAACTCAAACGAGCCGCGAAAATCATCTTCTCCGAGGAAGATTGATCCTAGCTCGGAAATAGTAAGTTTCCTTTCTTCTTCATTAAGCGGCAGGCCATCTAATTCAGATACTGCCATGTTAAGAATAGTAGTTTCTTTCATGATGTCACTTCCATTCGTTATTTCTTGTATGTACCACAACCAAAAGTATAAGGAGCAGCACGATGCGGATCGAACCGGATCGTTGCCGTCTCAAGGAGCTTTACAAGGAAACCGGCATAACGCAGCGCATGGTGCATGTTATTACCGGTATTCCCGAAAGCAGGCTAAGTGACTACGCCAATAATCGCACTGTGATGGGATATGGGACCGCAGTGACGATCAGCAAGGCTCTGAAACTGGAGAACAATGAATTGCTCTACACTTGGCGCATTATTGAGTGAATAGTCCTTGAGACGCGGAGGTATTCCCTCCCGATCTGGAGCAAACTTCCGTTTTTATGGAAGTGAGCATTTCGACAAATCATGCTATCCTTCTAACATACAGCAATTCCAAATATATCAACCAATTAATAAATTGTGGAATAATGTAACTTTATCACGCGCAGGAGGTGAAGTCTGTCGAATTATGGTATGAAAATATACCCTTAAACCCTGTTTAAGGGGGATTGACAAGTTCAAAGTTTTGCACGAACGCGAACAAAACTTCCATCTTCAAAATATACATTGCTTCCATCCACTATTCTTTCCGTATGTGCAATTCGGTTTTTGTTAATGACAGTTGAACGATCAAAGGACTTGAACCCATACTTCCCGTAGGCACGGGATATATCCTTTAGCGTCCTGAGACTCATGTACGACCCAGTGGAAGTATGGTAAGCAGGGCAGTATTCCTTACTTTTTGTCGGTTGCCATAAATCAATATAATTCACCTCATCCAACGAAATTTCGACAAAATCCGAGTCCGTACCGTCACGGTCGTGTAACTTAATACATATGAGTTTCATAGTGTCAGCCCCTTGATGTAAGTTTTTTTGAACTCATTGTATAAAGGCATTAGCAAATAAGCATTGATCAAATATTTACAATAAGCGTTGTCGCTTGTTCAACACTAAATAAGCAAATTCCCCAGCCGATGGGGACCCTCTACTGGAGCTCATTATGAAGAAAAAACTATTATCATCCCTGATTGTAATCTCATTAGCCATTACTCCATCAAGTATTTTTGCAGATACAAATATCGTAAATAACGGAATTATTAATACTGGCCCGATGATTATACAGTTTAGCGACTTAAAATCCGATAATTGGGCTTATCCAGCCGTAAGAAGCATGAGCAAGAGAGATGTCATTAATGGCTACAAGGATGGAACGTTCCGCCCTAATGAGTCCATCAGCCGCGAGGAATTCGCAAAAATGATAGCAACGACCTTTTCGTTGGAACTGCCCGTCACTCAAGATGTGTATTTCAGTGACGTGTCGAGTAGCAGATGGTCATACTCATACATATCTGCAGCGAAGGATTATTTAACGGGATACTATCCACCTCAAGGCAAAGCATTTTTTGATCCCGTCTCTGACGCTACGCGGGAAGATGTCGCTGCTGCCTTGGTGAAGATCATGGACCTAGACACATCCAGTTACAGCTCGCACTTTACAGATGAGGCAAACATATCTCCACAGCTAAAAAAATACGTCAATGTCGCTGCAGATCACAATTTGATTACTGGTTATTCTGATGGCACATTCAAGCCACTCGGTCCGATCTCACGTGCTGAAGCAGCTGCCCTGCTCTACCGTGCTATTAAAAATGTTGGTGGCATCAGCACTCCCATTTCAGGGCAACAAACCAGTAATCCAAACGTGCCCAGCGACACAAGTGTTTCAGGCAACATAAATAACGGGGGCCCTCGTCTTTGGATGGATGTCGTTAATGAAGACACTTCAGCGGGAGGAAATCCTTCCATACTCGTCAAAGGAGAGACAGTGCCTGGTGCCACAGTAACGGTAAACGGGAATGAAGTCTCCGTTGGATATTCAGGGGAATTCAGCACAAACATTTTTGTGAAGAAAGATGGAGAATATCCTGTCGAAGTCAAAGCAAGTTATCTCGGAAAAACGACCACCGCTACCAAAAGCATCAAAATGTCGGTTGCAGCTCCAAAGCTAATATTGGATGAACCAAGCACCGTGCAGATTAAATCTGGCACTGAGTATAACATTTGGTTCCAATGGTCTGACAAATACGATTCTAAGCCTACGCTTTATGTAAACGGAGAGCAGCGGTTGTATTCGTTAGGCGGCCGGAGAAATAACGGGGAAGCTTATAGCGGCGTGGTTAAGGTTAGCACTCGCAAAGGAGAGAACACATTCAACCTGAAGCTGGTCAATCGGTTTGACATGGAAAGTAACTCGGTTACAAAATCTGTTTATTACCAGTGATCTAGGAGACCATCACATGTATGAGGAAATTATTAATTTTGTTCGGATAATGGCTAGGTTGGGCTTGATTTTTTTTGGAATTAAACTTCTGGTGGCATTAATCCGAAAGAATGGCGAAACAAAATTTTATTCACTCCTTATGTTTATTTGTTTCTTGATTACCATTCGTATTGAAGACTACCTTCCACCAGCTATAAGGTTAATTGTAGCTTTTTTGGGGACTACAGGCTTTGTTTTCTTTGGAATTAATGGCATTATTGCATTCTACAAGAAGGATAGAGTGTACAGGAAATATTTAATCTTCATTTTCATCTCCATTTTCCTAATAAGTTTACACTATCAATAATGTATAAGTCCTATAGTCCTTCCCTCATGTTCTTGCCAACATCTGTAGCAGCGAGGAGTTGTTCATCATGGCATCTTACACCAAAATCAAGGCAAACAATAAACAAGGGTATAAGTGGATATGTACACTGGAAGGGCCACCGGACCCAGTGACAGGCAAACGAAAGCAAATACCCCGAAGGGGCGACAGTCAAAAAGAAGCTTTAGCCAGGGCCGAGAAAGCGTTAGACGATTATATTAAGCACGATGCAGATAGCCGAACGCTCAACAAGGTTGTTTTCGAGGAAGCTGGGGAAGAATGGTTGAAAGACTATGCTAAAACAAAGGTAAAAGAACGAACTGTTGATATACGAAAAGCAGAGCTTAAAGTTATTAATAGCTATTACGGGAAAGTCCCAGTCATCAAGTTAACTTATAAGCATCATCAAAATATGCTCAACGATCTAGATGATAAGGACTATGCTACAACAACTATTAAAGGTATCAATTCTACTGCAAAGATGGTCATAAAGTATGCGATTAAGCACAAATGGAGACTGGACAATCCCTTCATTGACACCTTCGTGCCAGCAAAGATACTCACGATAGAGGAAATCGAAAACGATCCGATTCAGGAGAAAATACTTGAGAGAAATGAGCTGGAAGAATTTTTGTGGGCTGCTCAAAAATACGGGTTGTATATGGATAATGAAATTTTCCACCTATTGGCCTTTTCTGGCATGCGGTCTGGGGAATTATGCGCTTTGAAAGACACCGATTTCTTTTTTGATTCAAACGAAATCCGCATTACAAAAACGGTATACTATCCAAAGAACAATATGCGGAAGTATAAATTGACCCCGCCTAAAACAAAGGGGTCAATAAGAAGAATTGGCATAATTGATACCGTCATGAGTGGTTTGGAAAAGCACATTCTGACGCTGCCGGATCGCAGGGCGGAATTCAAAAAAGTATTCGATGATTATGAAGATAAGAATTTTGTTTTTGGTCGTAAAAATGGTTACCCGAATTTCCCCAAAAGAATTCTTGATCGGATGGTTAGACTATTAGCAAAAACATCGATTAAAAAGGAAGCGACGCCTCACATTTTCAGACACACACACATCAGCATGCTCGCTGAAGCAGAAGTGGACCTAAAAACAATCATGGACCGTGTCGGTCATGATGATGCTAAGACGACGCTAAAAATTTACACTCACGTGACGCATAAGATGAAAATAAATGCATCCGAAAAAATAAAAGAGCGCTTTGGAAACTTAGTTAAGATCTGA